GGGTCCACAGTTGGTTCCCCAGTTGGCTCCCCAGTTGGTCCCCCAGTTGGGTCCCCAGTTGGCTCCCCAGTTGGTTCCCCAGTTGGCTCCCCAGTTGGTCCCTCAGTTGGGTCCACAGTTGGCTCCCCAGTTGGGTCCCCAGTTGGGTCCCCAGTTGGGTCCTCAAAATACTATAAGCCAAATTGCACATCATGGGAGAAGAAAAATACATTACATCTTTACATTTAATATTTGCAACGGCTAAATAATTTTTGATTGCTTCTGTAGATTTCTTCCGGTCGACGGGTTCTGTGTTATAACCTATTGCATTCCATTTCTTGTTGAATTCAGGAATGCGTTTCTCTTGTGATTTAGTTAGTTTCTCTATCATTTCTCTTTTTCCTTTCAAGTTTATTCCAGGCGAGCTTCGCCTCATATTTGGTTATTGCAAAGGGTCCCTGGTAGTCGCAGCTGTCGCAGTAATACTGCCAGCGGGGATTCTCTATGGGAGCGTCGTTTCCCAGCACTATCCTCATGTTCTCGTCGCAGAGCCATATCCGGTGGCCTCCGCAGTCCGGGCAGGGCTTAAGCCTGTTGTAAACAATGGGGGTCCTGTTTGCTCCCCTGATGAACTTGGGGTTATTGATCTTTGGCATTATGTTACCTCCCTGGCAATTCTCCGCACTGCCGGCACCGCCTGAAGCTGAACCCAGTCCTCGTTCGGTCTGTCGCAGTCGTTGAGAGTCAAGAATTTGAAACTTCGTGGATGTTTCAGGTAAAGGCTGTCGTGGATCCAACTGAGACCTTCGATCCTCTGGTATCTTTCCCAGGCTTTCCTCTCGAACTGCAATCTCAGGAAGCGCAGAGGTATATGTCCAGTCGGGTGTCGCTTCTCCAACTCCAGAAGAAATTCATTCTGCCCTTCGTGGAACCCGATGTTGATGCCCTTGATCCGTCCTGCCTTCTCCAGAGAACGCAACCGCACCACGTCCTCGTCTGTGATGAGAACTCCGTTGGTGTAGAGGTAAACATTCTTCCCCTCCGGTATGTCATCTATGATCTGGTAAAGCAGGTCTTTCTTCAGGAATGGCTCCCCACCTGTGATACAGACGTTCTGGTATTTGCTGAAGTCAATCTCCGAAAAGGTCTTCTTCTGGAACTGGCTGTAAACCCTCTGCTGTTTATTGCAGCAGTAGGAACAGCTCAGGTTGCAGTCCAAGGTGATGAGAAGCCGGATGGTGTCCTTCTTCACGTTTACCTCCCCATCAAACGTTCGAGATCTTCAAATATTCCTTCCTGCACAGCAGGCTCAATTCCAAAAATGGAAGCATTTATGGAGTTTTCACGACGCCAGCGCTTCTCATGGATATAGATCTCCAGCTTTTGACGTAGCGATAGCATCTGGTCGTTGAAAAGGTTTTGCAACGTCAAATCGTGTGCAACATAATCTGGGGTATGACTCAAACAAGGTGGTTTCTTCTTCATAATTATCACCCCCTCGCTTTCAGGTTCAGCCTCAGCTGGCCCACCAGCCTATACCAGAGCCTGCTGCCCAGGAGTCTCCGGGCATACATCACCTCAGCGAAGCCGTGCTTCATCATCCTGGCTGCCTGCTGTGCCACCTGCGCTTTGGTGGCCAGCGCGAACCCGTGCGGTGTGCTGACCACCGGCTTACCCTGGATCTGCATCCGTCTGAGAATGCCCCTCATGTCCTTGTCGGTGAAGTGAATGTGGTAGACCTGCCTGGTTTCGGAGCGTAGGGCACGACAAGTTTGGCTGTTCGTTCCTCCTCCCCTGCGAAGCTCCAGCATCAAATACCTGGCTATCTTCTCCTCGGGGACCAGCCGGTCTGCCACCGGGCATCCGCCGACCTTGGCCACCGGCTTTCTCCAGAAGATCTTCCCGTCCCGTTCGATGTAGTTTGTCATTTCTTCATCTCCCGGAAGCTGACTGTGTAACCGATCATTCCGGCCATCTCAATGATGACCTTCTTGAACAGCAGCTGGTAAGGCTTGTCGTCAGTGGGCCCCAGCAGGTTAGCTCCGATGATGTGGGGAGCGATGTGGGAGTAGGTGCTGAAGGTCTTGCCGGCGATGTAGGTGGCGATGGGTGCGAAGTGGTCAGGCTCTTTCTTGCCATAGACCATCTTTCTCTCTGGCATGGTATCCTCCTTGTAAACTTTTTGGTTGACTGGATAGGTTATACCTAAGAAACCCCCCAAGCATTTCTGCTTGAGGGGTTGTTCACTAAAAGGGCACCTCGTCCTTTCAGGCGTTCACCGGCTCCGGTTCCGCTACCCGCTGGTCCTTGGGCACATACTTGCGTATGCCGCCCAGGTAGACGTTGGTCTTCTTGGGGTCGTTCTTCCGGAACTCCAGGTTCAGGAAGCCTGAAACCAGGTCGCCCTTGTTGATCTCGGGCCCGTTCAGGATCTCGACGTCCTTGGACTTGACCAGAACCCTGATCTTGATCTCGGCCTCGCACAGCGTGGACGCCTGCCCGTCGGCCAGTGCCGGCAGGGGCTTGAGATCCAGCACTTCCGCCACTGTCCAGGCGCTTGATGGTCTGGGATATTCTTCTGCCATGTATTGTCACCTCCCTTCTATAATATAATATTGATTAGCTATCCTTCGTTGTGGTTCGGATGGTCCGGGTCGGCAAGGGGCCGCTTAAGAAAGCCGTCCAGACTGCTCAGTATCCTTATCGCAGGACCTTGATTGAACGTATGCTGTGCGATTGTAACTGCCAGACTCGCCGAGTAGTAGATCAGGCAGGCTGCCACATCCTCGGACACCAGCTCCAGCACTTTGGCCTTCTTGTCCTGTGGATACTGCGCCCAGAAAGCCTTGATGATCTCGCTCTTGTCAATGGAGGTATCCTTCAGGGGCCCGTCTTCGTTCAGTTTGCGAATGATGTGGTGACCGGCGTACTTGTGGGCTTCCATGAAGAAAACCCCGATCACGTCTATCTCCTCGTAATTGCCCAGTGCGGTGGTGCTGTTCCCTTCCATCTTCTCCGTCAGCATATGCCGCCAGAGCTTTTTCTCGTTCTCCATAAATCTCCTTGGTTAAAAATTATGTTGTTGTGTGGCTCTGCTCAGTGAGGACGATTTAACCGGACTTCTACCGGACCACACGGCCGTCCTTGCAGCACTTCTTTACAGCGGCTGGTTGTCGGGTTTTAACCACACCAGATCATTCTGGGCCCAGCCTCGCACTGGGACCGCTCGTCAACCCCCATCATAGGGGGGACGTTCTTAGTCCACCCGTTTCATCCGGTCAGTCGGGCACATGGCCTCGTCCGAGCTGTGCACTGCGAAAGGCTTTCCGCAGGTCTCGCAGAGGTGTCCCAGGCAGTAGCCTTCCACCGGGCCCGACCAGATGTAGTCCTTGTCTATCTTGGGAGGATCCGATGGCTTGAACACGCCGGTTCTGATCTCGATGACTTTCTTCTTGGCGAACTGGAAGGTGATTGGCGCTTCCACCACCGCTGCAGGTGACTTGCTGTTCCAGCTCATTTGCCCGTCCCGTCCGGCAGCTTTGAGCTGGCCTGCTTTGAGATGCCGGAGATGGCCGTCTGGCGCTGGTCTTCCTTGATGGCTTCGATCCGGTATTCCATCGCCACCCTGATGTACTCGTTCCACTTGGTAACCAGGCTCTGCTGAGCGGTCCTGATGCCGGTGGCGATCACCGAGAATTGCTGGTGCTCGTTCATCTCCATGAAGCTGTTGAAAACGTCCTCGTTCACTGTCAACTCCTCCAGCACGTTCTTCAGTTGAACTCCGGCCACGAAAGAATCAGGGCCAAAGATACCCTGGTCCTCTTTGTCCCCTTTAAACCCGATCTTCTGTGCGGTCTCTATCAGCTTAGCCTGCCGTTCTTCCTGAGTCATTGGTTTGACTCCTTTTATTTTTAACTGGTTGAAATTATTGAAGCAAAAGAAAACCGCCCGAAGGCGGTCTCTTTGGTCTGGTTTGCAAAGGCCTATTTCCACTTGTTGGCCAGGTGGTCCTTGTAGTCCACCCCGGCGTGGCTGGGCTCCAGGGTGAAGGTGCCGTCCTGGTTCAAGGTGATGGAGAGAGCCTGCGGGTTGATGCCGCCAGAGTTCTCTCTGGCCGGCTGGAGGATCTTCTTGATGCCGGTGGAGGTAATGTAGCAGTTGTTGCGGTCCAGTTTCATCCTCCGCACCTCGCTGCCCCTGACCATCAGGAACTCGGTGGTGTCGGGCGAGTCGGCATACTCGCTGTGGAAGGCATCCAGGGCCTCCTCCAGCTTTGCCTCCTCGTAGGCCGGGAACACATCCACCACCTTCTGCATCTGCTTCTCCAGGCGGACTGCCTGGGCCCGGATCTGCTTGGCTCCGGCAGGGTTCACCTTTTCCATCTGGGCGGCCAGCTGGCCCAGGCTCTCCAGCAGTTCTGCCGGATTGATGGTGGCTTCCGCTGTGACTGCGACTTGGTCAGCCGTGGCGACGTTCTCGTTCTCCACTTTTGGTCTCCTATTTTGATTTGTTTAACTCGGCCAGTCTTTCCGCCAGCCTTACCCAGCACCCCTGCCCAATCCGCAAAGGGTCTTATCGGACTGCGGAAAATATGGCAAATGGAAAGCCCGGACTGCGGTTTGAATTGCAATCCGGGCCTGCGTCCTGAAGCATTTTTTGGGAATGGCGGGTCTCTCTTAGTCTCCGGTGAGGGTGGCGATCACCTCTTGGCAAACCACACTGACAGGGTCTCGTGCTGGCGTTCGTGGTCGCCCCTGTTGCCATACCTGACGTCCACGTCCAGGTTGAAGTCGCGGGTCTTCAGCACCGGCCCGTAGATGGCGGTGAACTCGGGGTTGATGCTGTGGGTCAGCACAAAGGTCGAGGTCCGGCCGGCTATCATGTCCACCAGCCTTTGGTGCAGACTGTGGTCGAAGGCGGCTTCATACTGCTCTGAGGCTTTGTGGCCGATGTAGGGCGGGTCGCAGAAGATGACCCGCGGTGCTTTCTGTTCCCGTTCGAACTTCTCGATAGCTTCGTCGAAGGATCCGTGCAGGATGGTGGTATCCTTGAAGGCTTCATGCCACGAGTCCAGGCTGTCGAGGGCATGGATGGCTTTCCTGACGGAGCCTTCTATCGTTTCCGCCTGCTTCGGGATATTGGCTCCCTTCCCCATGTAGGAGGCTTTCATGCGCATCACGTATGCTACTGCACGCCTGGCTATGCTCGGATCGTTCTCGGAGATGGCTTTAAGAGCCTGGAAGCCTTTCTGTGTCGGGTCTTTGGAGAAGATGGATATCAATTCCTGATGTATGTCATACATTTCCTGGGTCTTATTCTTCACGGCTTTCAGCAGGTTCACCATGTTGTCGTTGACGTCGTTGTAGTAGACCTTCCTGACATCAGAGCCATAGTCACCCATCCTGAAAGTATAGCTGACAATGCCTGAGCCCCCGAAGGCGTCCAGGAATGCGTAAGGCTGTTTGATCCTGGTGTGCAACAGCGGCAGCAGATCCTGCTCGAACACTTCGATCCACTTTTTCTTCCCACCCAGATAGCTGACCAGTGACATGGGCTTCACCATCTTGCCGATCTCCGACTTCGCCGAGGCTTCGTCGGACAAGTCCGGCTGAACCTCGTGAACCTCCATCTCCGCCAGCATCCCCAGTGGTGATGGCTCTATGGTCCGGCCGACTGGGAGAATATACAGGTGTCCGCCCTGGCCGTCCTGGAGAACCTCCTGCCAATCGGGTGAGAGCTCCATCTTCTCGACGTAGTTCTCAGGAGCCAGGAGTGCCATCTGATACTGTTTCTTTTCGATAGAGGTTTCGGGAAGCTCGTGTATGCTGGCTGGAAACAGGTGCCTGAGAGCGTCTTCAGGCTTCAGTGTCACCCACACAGCCCGGGACTTCTCGCCGTCCAGAGCTGAGTCATCGAACCAGGATGAGCCCTGGAGCAGTGACAGCTCTTTCACGTTGGCCAGTGACGTGATGTACCCATGGGTAGAATAGCCTATCATGTGGTCCTCCGAATTGTGTTAAAACCCGTAAGCCAACGCCGGCACGCCCCTAAAAGGCGGGCCGAGCGGTGGCGCAACTTCAGCTGACTTAAATCTTTACCTTCCAGTCCATCAGCTGTCCGCAGCGGGGACACTGAGAGTACCGCTCCCCGGGGTAAGCCTGGGGAAGCTTGCACTGCGGGCACTTTGGCACAGGCGGTGAGTTCAAGTGTGAACGGATGTAGATCCCTGACGAGATGAGCCCCACGATAACGGCCATCTTCTCGATGAACTTGTTGTCTGAGTCTGCCATACTGCTCCTATGTGATAGCTGGCCAATAGGCTTAACCCCAGGGTTAAGCCTATTGGCTGTTCACTTAATGTTTGAACTGAGTTGTTCACGCCACACCAGCTTCTCCTCTTCTGAGAAACCTGGCGGGGACTTGCGTTCCAGGATGTTCTTGAGTCGGGTCTTGAACTGTTCGTCTGACTGAAGCATCTCGCGGCCGATGGGCAGCTTGATGATGGGTTTGATCTTCAGCGGCTTCTCCTCCGGCTCGTCTTCCAGGCGTTCCTCCCAGAGCATCAGCTCGTTCTGGGCATCGTGAATGATCCTGGATCTCTCCTCGTCGGACTCCGCCTGAGCATAGTCGATCTCCATCTTCCTGGTGATCTCCCTGGGAGAGAGCCTCCGGGTGCGGGGTTCGGGCTTTTGCTCTGGGATGTTCTGCTGGGGGTCGGGCATCACGGAATCTTCAGGACGTTCCTCCACTTCACGGATCTTCTGCATGATGTCGGCCATCTTGCGTAAGGCCGGCAGGTCGTAGTCCTGATCGGAGAGCTTGTCATAGATGATCTGGTTCTGTTCGTTCTGGCTGTAACCCTCCAGGGATTCCTTCTCGGCTTCTACGAACTCCGCCACATGCCTCACCTGGTCCTGCAGCGCCATCTCAGCCATTCTGATCTCATCCTCCACGTCGTCGTTCATCATGGTGGTCAGGATGCTGACGTTGTGCTTGTTGACTTCTAAAGGCGACAGGCTTCCGTCCGGCAGGGTGACCCGTTCTTTAAACAACAGCTGGTTGGATAGCCGGTTCAGGTTCTCCTCGTTGACCGGGAGCATCACCCCGTCCTTGACGTATCCGCCCAGGTCCAGCTCTGTGATGTTGTTCTCGTCTAGGAGCATGAAGATCTGGAAGTCATGGAAGGTGGCCCTGCGGTTGCGTAACGAGTAGGTGTTCCTGACTACGACTGGATAATCCTTGCCCTGGCTGGTCTGAACCTTGAAAAAGAACGGGGGAAGCCCGTACTCCGGCCGTCGCACTGTCAAGGGGCCCTGCATGGGTGTCCCGGTGTCGGGGTCGATCCAGGTGGCGACATGGGCGTACTTCTGGGTCCTGGCCACGTCGATCTTCCCGTCTGGGAGCCTGAGATTGTGCAGGTTCACGAAGTTCAGAATATGCTGCATCCACAAAAAGAGATAGTTGGGCCTGAACCGGCGTTCCTGGTGGTACTCCCACTTCTGGGTGGACTGGTTGAAGGACTTGGTCTGGTGGTGGTAGTAGTGACCGGGCTTCAGCACGTTCTCGATCAGCTTCTGCTTGTTGGTCTTCTTCAGCTCGGCAAAGAACGACTCCAGGGATATGATCTTCCCGTCTTGCACCAGGTTGGGGAAGGCGAACACGGACAGCAGGTAGGCATGGTCTTCCCAGGTGAACCTGTTGACGACTTCGGTGATTGGCTCCGCAGCGATGCCGGTGGCCGACTGGTCCACCAGGGCCTGGTGCTCGGACTTGTCCAGCTGGTGCTTCTTTAACCGGGTGTCAAGCATGGCCTTGGTGCGGTTGAAGGCTTCCTGACGCAGAACCACGTCGAACTTTCCGGTGCGGACCGCCCTGGTGAATACCTCCGTGACCACGTCCGGTGACGAAAGATTCTTTAACAGTTCCTCAAAAAAGGCCCGGTGGACGTCGGGATGCGGAAGCAGGAGATCTCCCACGCAGGCCAGGAGCTTCTTGAAGTCGGCCGGGGTTTCAGTAGGCAGCAGGGGCTCGTAAGCCTGAGCGATGGTCTGGCCCTGAGCTGACGGCTGGTAGCCCAGCATCATAGCGTTCAGCATGGTCCTGACAGCCACAAAGCAGGTTCTGTCCTCTGGTGTTCTCCGGTAGGGGATCCTGGTTCCCAGCACTTCCTGGAAGATGATCTGGCCCTCGGCCTCCCGGGATACGTTGTAAACCCTGGGGTTGACCAGGAATGACCAGTCGAATGGTTCCTTCCGTCTGTCATCCATGGAGGCTGGTTTGGCCACAGCAGCCATCAGTGACGCATACCTGACGGCAAATCTGACAGGGTCCGAGGCGAAGGTGCTGGAGATGGGCCGGTCAACCGGCTGAAGCCCGGTGATGGGGTCGGAGAACTTGGAGGACTTCTGACCCAAAGCCTGCTTGACGCACGCCTCGTGGACAGAGGTGGACTCAAACATGAAGAAGGTCAGGTCCTTGTAGAGCTCCGGAGCCAGTTTGGTGTGCAGGGGCCCTCCGTAGAGCCTGTCTACCCAGCCTGAGATGGCAGCGTCGATGTAGGCCAGGTGCCGGAAGATCTCCACGAACATCTGCAGGTTGGACTGGATCCTTGAAGCCAGTGGGTTGCGGCCCCGGGCCGTGGGAGCCACCCCGCGGTCGATCAGGTCCACGATCTGGTAGCGGTCATCCAGGAAGTCCCGGATCTCATAGACCAGAAGATCTATGGGCACGGGGTCCTGGAACGCCTTCAGGTCTTCCATCTGCTTCAGGTACTCGTCCCGGGTGAGGCGCGAGGCGAAGTAGTTCTGGACGATCTCCTCCATCTCGGGGGTCATGTAAAGCCAGTTCTCGGAGGGCATGAAACTGTAATGGAGAACTGACCGGACTATCTCCTGCTCCAGCTTCAGCTTCTCCATGGCTCCGGTGTTGGACATGGCAGCCAGGAAGCGGTCCGGCAGGGCCGGCATTTTTAACTGGGCGGGAGTGGCCGGGAGGGTGGTCTCCTGGGCGGGTTCCGGCCGGTCATCCAGCTCGGGATCGAACAGCCTGGAGACCTTCTCCGACTTGGCCGACCTGACCTGGAACCGCAACGGCATCAGCGCCCTGATCTCAGAGGCCAGGGTGTCCGTAAAGGCAAACAGGAGATCCCCCAGCTCCTCCACCGCCTGGATACGTTCGGCAGTGGAGGGGGCTGAGATGAATCTCCGGTCGAGCTGAGTGACTTTTTGTTTCAGCTGCTGGATCATTTATACTTCGGTTTCGGTCGGGTCGCTGGCCTCGACATTGTAGCCAGAGGCTATGACGTCCCCGGGGTTGACTGTTTTCCCGGTGGCCTTGCTCAGACGGGTGGAATCCTCGTAAGTGGCGATCTTCAGTGCCACCCCGAAGTTCCGCTTGACTCCGCCGGGGGAGACCTTGGTGGGCTTGCTGGTGCCGGTGCGGTGGATGGTGAAATACAGGGGAGACCTGGCCGGGGCAGGCTCAAGCTCTGGCGCCCGCTTGACCACCCTGGCTCCGCCTGACGCCGGGAAGAAGACCAGCACGCTGCCGTTGGGGTCGGTCCATGCCTGACGGACCAGCTCCATCATCTCGTCCTGTCCGGTGGGCTGGAAAGAGACCGGAGGCCGGATGGCCCGGGGTGGCTTCAGACCTGCGGCCGCCAGCTTGTCCAGGGTGGCCTGATACTCGGCCATCAGCCTGTCAGCCTCCTCCTGGGAGATGGGCTGAGCCGGATTGACTAGTACTGCGTCCATGATATTGCTCCTTTTATTTTATAGATTACATCTGGAAAAGGGGGTTGGCCAGGGCGTAGGCTGCATGGTCGATGTTGGAGCTCTTGATGATGCAGTTGCGGCAGATGGCCACTGAAGTAAAAAAGCTGGATACCAGTCCGGAACCGGTACCATTCGGTTGGAACCCTCCGCAGAATATCTCGTCGCCTATTCCGGCAACGGCCCAGGGAATCACAGCAGAGGTGACAAAGGCCCCGACGCTCGAATCGTAGACTGTGAACTGGAGATCCTTCTGGTTGGCTCCATTGCGGACCATGTTCATCTTGATGATATTACTGTAGGCGTCGACGAAGTTGGTCACTGTGAGGAAGGATACGAATGGAGCGCCATTGAAGGAATACAACCATTCATAGGCCACTCCCGTGAAATTGACCTCGACATCAATCCAATTTAAGTATCCATTGGACCAGCTCCATGCTTCCATCACTCCTCCAATGCCCAGGGCTACCCCGCCGTTAAAACCGACAGCCCTGAGATCTACCAGCTGACTTAGGAAGTCCCGCCGGTCTTCTAAAGTGTTGGCGAAAGCGGCCTGCCAGGTGGGAGTAAACTCGGATATGACGGCCATGCCAGGGGCCCAGGGGGAACCACAGACCAAGGGAATGATCTGGTTCTGGAAGTAATCGAAGTGGGTGGTGATGGGAGTAGTGTATCCGTCCACGCCGTTCCAGGTGAAGAACCCCGCTGCGTTAAGGTCGGCCGCTGACGCCAGCACAGATGGAAACTGCTTGTCAGGCAGGGCTGGGGTGTCGAAGATGCGTTTTCTGAAGTGTCCCATAATAGGTCTCCTAATAAAAGATTAAAAATAAGTGGTTTATGGAGTTGTGTTTGCACCCAGGGGAAGGTCCGTGTCGGCAACGGAGAATGAACGAATTGAGGACCAGTATCCGTCGGCAGAGTCGTATCCGCCGGCTTCTTCATCAAAGCCCCAGATTATCGGAGAGTCCCCAGCCAAAGCCCGGGTATCGTCGAAGGTATAGGTCCAGACCAATCCAGTGGTTCTGTCCCAACCGCTGAAGACGTAGCGCTTGAGGTTGGCGTTTATCCTGGTGGAAGTGATCTTGATTTTCCCGGTGGAGATGTCCCTTGAGTTGAGGGGGGTGAAGGTGTGTAAAGTTGTTCCGCCTCCTTCTTCAACGTAAAGCCAGTTATTCCAGGCTGGTCCGGGAAGGCGATAGGTAGACGAGATGTGAAGCTGGATGCTTTTTGCATGAGTTATGGCGTCGACGGCGTAGAAGGTGTTGATGCCAATCCCATAGTTGATTCCCGGGACCATATTCCGCGCTCCCAAAGCCTGCCATTCGTACACGCAGCAGGCGAAGTTGATTCGGTTGGTGTAATTGGTGATCTGATTGCTTTTCTCGCCTATATATCCACCTGCCATCATGTGAAACGCTCCATTGGCCAAAAGGCCGGCATAGGAGCAGGGATCCCTGAAGTCGATTGTCACTGGGTTATAGGAACGGAAACCAATGACGTCCAGATCGGTCACATCGGAGATCTCAGACATGACGACGGACTTGTTGCAGATATATTCAGTAGAGAATATGCGCCTTTTGAAGTTTGACATGGGTGATCTCCGTAAGAAGTTAAGTAATAAACTGCCCCTTTCTTAACAAGGGGAAAGTTATGGTGAGGGCTTGACAAACTGACAATCTTTAAGTATAATAATTACAGTTGAACACAACACTGATTAAATTACAAGAGGAGGAAGTATGGCAAACGAGGGTCGTCCGGGATGCTGTGCCGTCTGCGGAGCTGAAGGAACCACCATCAACTGCGGGGATGCCTTCCTGAATTCCCGGTGTTATCCCTGCCTGAAGAAAGAGGCCAAGGCGATCAGGCACGCCATCTGCAACCCGGTCAGGAACGAGAGGCTGGTAGAAGCCCTGGGGGTGCAAGATGCCTCTTTATGAATTCTACTGCCCCAACTGCAACCAGTCGGTCGAGGTCCTGATGTCCCACAAGGAGTGGAAGGACGGAAAGAAGCCGCTGTGCCCCAATAAGAACTGCTTCGAGCAGATGGGTACCATGCCCGAGATGCAGCCCTGTTTGACCCTGATGGGCCCGCCAGTGGTCAGCTGGGAAGAGAAAGGAGGCCAGACGTGATACGAGCCTACATCAGAACATCCACCGGGGTCCAGGATATCGAAACCCAGCGCCATGCCATCGTGCGCTACCTGAAGCACAGGTTTCCAGACTTCTCTGAGCCGGACTGCAAGTTCTACGTCGACAAGGGTATCTCGGGGAAGAAGGCCAACCGGCCCGGGATGACCGAGCTGTTGAAGGATCTGACCTCAGAGGACATCATCGTTGTCACCGAGCTGTCCAGGTTCACCAGGATGGGCATAGGCGACATGGTGATCACAGTGAACACCATCGTATCCAAGATCAAAGCCAAGCTGATTTCACTTGACCAGGGGGGAGACTTCACCACTCCGGAGGGCCAGCTGATGGTGGCCATTTATGGCTACCTGGCCAACAAGGAGTGGGAGGCTGACCGGGAACGGAACCTGCGGATGCAGTCGGCCAGACGTGCCGCGGGTGTCAAGTTCGGCCGGAAATGCAAGATGAACGAGGAGCAGGCCCGCACTGCAGCCGAGATGTTCAAAAGGGGCTTCAAGACCAAGAAGGTCGAGAACACCTTCAATATGTCCCGCCAGGTCATCTACGGAGCCCTGAAGCGCTACGGACTGGCAGTGCCGAAGATCCGGGAAACATTCAAAGAACAACTTATAGAGAGGTGATTATGAAGCCGTGGTACTTCCAACTGAGGCTCTTTGGGGCTGAGATCCTGGGACTCTATACCAATATTCCCACTCAGAATGGGAAAACTATTTTTGGAATCAGGTTCATGGATGTCTTGATCTGGGGCCTGTGCAAGAACGAACAGCACTATTTTACTGACTTTACCTGTCTTTTATGGCCAAATTCAAGCGCGGAGGTTAAATAATGGCTCAAATTACATTCAACATCGACTCCAAGACCGGCCGGGTGGAGGCCAAAGCTGCCGGTCTGTACCCCTGCGAGGGGATGAACCGGGCCGTCAAACAGGTCAAGGAACTGCTCAGGAAGGCTGCCAGGGATAACCCCAAGGCGGTGGACTGGGTAGAAAGATAATCTGTTTACTAAAAAGGCCGTAGGAAGCCATTTAAGGCGCCTACGGCCTTTTTTCTGTCCGTGGACTACTTCTTCGTTTTGCCCTTAAAGAGGCCCTTCTTGATAGGTTCTGGCTTAACCGGAGCCTTCTGGGGGGTTGCCGGAGCCTGAGCCTGCAAGGTGGCCTTTACCGGGGTTCCGCGAACCCTGAACTGGGCCGGAACGGAGTCCAAGCTGACCGCAGGGGCTATTTCCCGGGGTGGCCGCTGCATCTTCTTGGGAAGGTTGGCTGTGCCCCTGGCCATGTCAGCCGCCTTCTCCTCGGGGGTCCGGACGTCCACCACGACGAAGTTACGGATCCTTCTTATCTCTGCCATAAATTACTCACTTTCTCCTGGTTTACCAGGCGGCGGGAGAGATGTAGGTTATGTACATGGCTGCATCGGCGGCCACAGCGATGGGGGCGGCCGTGATGTTGCCGTAGGTGACCTCGGCGTTTCCGGCTCCGTCGTTTCTGGGCTGGGCGAATACCGCACCCGCTATCGGGGCAGCCGACAGCTGCAAACCGATTATGACGGCATCAGCCGGCATACCGGCCACGGCGATGGCTTCCATGGCGGTGGTGTTGGCGGCCAGGGCTCCGGCTCCGGCCAGGGCCAGCGGTCCGACTGTGACTATGCCGGCCACGTTGCCCTTCTCGGTGTCCAGCTCGTTGATGGCGGCCTGCACGTTTACGGCGGCTATTCCGCCGGCCGGGGTGTTGGCGATCAGGGCGGCGTTGGCCGGGGTGATCGCGGTCCAGTCGCCGTCAACCGACGGGGTGGACTTGGCCGACATGATGTACCACTGCGAGGTGTCGGTCTGGGTGCACATGTCGCCCACGTTGGCCTGGGTCGGTCCCGGCACGTTGTTGCCCAGGGCTACCCTGGCAGCGGTGTTGGCGGCGATGAACAGCTGGGTGACGTCCAGCCGCTGGCCCCGCCAGTGGTTTGATCCGCAGAAGTTTCCCATGATGAGTCTCCTTTGATTGAATTGAAGTGTTATTATAAAATGCCCTGTTTGGGTATTTTATCAGTTCACTTCACACCCTTTTTTGACTTCTTGGCCGGTATCTCGGCCGGGGGTTCCTGTTCCACCGGAGCGGCCACTGACTGCTCTGAGTCCTCCGGCTGCATCTCCGCCTGCTCGTCCACTGACGGGAGCGGGGTGGAGAGTTCCACGGCGGCCTGGGCCATCTCCGGGGTCATGTTGGTCCGGTTGACGGATCCGTGATGTTTCCTGAAAGCAAATGGAGCCATTTTGTTCACCTCTCTTTTATTGGTTGATGGTTATTTATTCCTGACTACCTCTTTGATGACTTCGATCCCGCCAACCTGTCCGTCCACCATCGGATTCGCGCTGTCGTACTTGAAGGGGATGGCGCTGTTGGGCGGGGTGAACAGGAGTTCCGTGCCCTGACGCTTCTGGCCGTCAAAGGCCGTTCCGGTGGTCAGCCCGTAAACCCTGAGCATGGGTCTGATGTAAAGCATGAAGGGATCCGGCACTGCCGTCAGGTTCAGCGTGATGGTCAGCAGCTCACCGCCGGTGGATATCACGCCCTCGATATGAACGCCCACGTCTGAATCCTTGAATGTCACCAGTGGGGTCACTGCAGCGCCCGCAAAGGTGGCAGCGAAGGTCAGGGTGTTGTTGGGCATCATGTGGAAGACTGTGTTCAGCCAGGTGATGTCCGCCTGGTCGAACGTGGGCTGGTTGGTGTAGTCCTTAGCCACTATGATGATCGAGCCTTCTACCCTGGATGCTGTGCCCTCGCAGGGAACCCTGAAGGACTCGATGTACTGCCCGGGCGCTATGATCCGGTGCTGGTGGGGGAAGTTTATGACTCGCATGGTGAGCCTTTCTTATACTCTGTTTTCGGTGTCGGAGATCCAGATCTGGTCGAGGTCAAAGTAGACATCAACTCCAGGTAAACCTCCGAATTGCCACGATACTTGTATTGAATTTGTTGGCCATAAAGCAGATGGAACGAGAACGGATCCAGGAATGCGATGTAAAGAATTTACAATACTTAATGCTGGAGTTAGGCCATTCATCATAAAAGAAATTCTATACCAGGGATCTTCTTGAGGAATCGTAGTGGGCCATATTCTCGTAACCTGACTTCCAACGACACTGATGTCAGAATGAAAACTTGTAGAAGGAGCCCAATAAAGATCGGCGAAGGTTGTGTTTGCGAATGCCTCTTTCATTTCCCACCGACCTCCACCAAGATCGGTCCAATAAGTAACAGGAAACGTTATTGTAATTGTCGAAATGATACCAGCAGCTTGAATAGGAGTAAGTGAATAGAGGTTTGATCGAAGAATAAATCCGAAGAAACGTTCAGTCCCAACATTACCTACTGGGAGTATACTTCTTCTTGCGGTTTGAATTCCTCCAAGAGCTTGATCATATGTGAATCTTAAACCCTTTCCGTTGTATCCATAAGTATCACCAGCAACAATACTTTGAAAAGGACTCGCCACAGAGTTGATCCACTTACTATCATCACTCCCATCGTCCAGGAACAGGTACGCCCCCGGCAGCACGCCCTGGAATATATTTACTGGCAGTCTCTCTCCAGCCATGATCGTTCTCCTTTTAAGCCGTTATTATAGCTCTTTGATGGTTAATTGTCAATGCCTATTGGGTGGCCGGTCCGGTGCCCGAGAACTTGGCTCCCAGGAACTTCTCAGCCAGGTTGGACCCCATGTAAAGCAGGGTGATCATCACGTAGGATCCCGTCATGTAAACCCAGGCGTCATACAGTACCTTGATGGCTCCCAGGGCTTCCGTGACGGCCCGGGCGTTCTCTATGGCTTCGTAGGATTCCCAGGTGGCCATGGAGCAGGTCCGCACGAACACCCCGGTCACCACGGCGTACAGGCCGGAAAACATGATCCAGGCGATGAACTTTCGGGAGGCCAGACGCTTGCCCTCCCGGGACAGGGCTTCTTTAAATTGGGGGCTCATGGGGATCCTTTCTTATAGTGGTGGTGAACCATAATCAGGCTGGGTGTCGGAGATCTGGAAGTCGTGGATAACGAAGTAACCTTCCGTCATGTCCTCTCTGGGGTTGATCCCGAAGACAGGGAGCCAGGTGCCGGACCCGGGGACTATTGCTTCCCACATCGGATAGAGGATCCCGACGATTCTCCCGAGCACCCTGTCCCAACCCATCACTGCTATGGCTTTGACGTCTGCCGAGTAGTAGAATATGTTGATAAGCAGCTTATTCCTGCGGGCGTCCAGATCGTTGGTGAAGGATAGAACATCAAAGAATGGCCCTGTCTGCTGGTCCCGTATCATGCTGAGTCCCGGCCTCAGCGTCATGATGTTCCTGGCGAAGTTGCCTGGTTCCACCGCCATCAGGAGAGGCCAGATGCCGGCTCCGCCCGGGTTGGTGTTCACGATGGTGTAGTCGAGCAGGCACCAGACATCCCGCCTGCGGGAAGACTTGGCAAAGGAATCAGGGGTGGCCCATGTCGGTATGTACTCGCCGATCCCGTCGTAGAAGTTCCATGGGGAAGAAACTATCGCATCGTCGCCCTGGACGAACACCGGACTGCCGTCTGTGTAATTGCCCGGAGGGAGCTTGTTGCTCATGGTCCAGTCCCAGCGCCACTGGGCGAACCCTGCCTCGTCTATGGTCTGTAAAGACCTGTTGCCCCTGGCCGGCAGGCTTTTATTACCCAGTGCGAAGTATTGCCTGGTCGGGAGCAGCGAGGTCACCATGATGATTCTCCTGTTTGATCTTGTCCTTATTGTCCGGGTTGTCGACCCACTGCTTGATCTGTTCCTGGCGGAACTTCAGAAAGTCGGCCGGGGAGAACCCGGGTGCTACCATGAATTCACTCATACCAGACCTCTTTTCTCCCGTTGCTTCCTGTTGTAGACTACCAGAGCCAGAGTTCCGGTGAGCAGGAGAGCCGTGATACCTCCCGCGGTGATGCCGGCCTTGCTGGTGGCCGCTTTGCCCAGGGCTGCACCGGCACCCTTCAGCCATTCCTTCGCCTTGGCCACTGTGAACGAGGGATCCTCTATATGAGGGCTGTCCTTGAACTTCCAGAAGTAGCCTGAAGTAAGACCCTGTTTCTTCGCCGCCTCAGCCATAGCCTTAAATCCTGCATCGTAATTCCAATCTCCCTTGCCGGTCGCTGGATTGACCGGGAGAAGGTCCACAGCCAGACCCCAGTTGTGTGCCGACAGTCCAGGTTCAGCCTTGGTGACAATATTTCCTGGGGTGGTTCTTCCCTGTGCATAGAGATCCTTCTGTTCCTCCATCGTCCGCTTGCCGAAGACCAGGATCGAGTCGTGGGGGACCGATCCGGCAGCAGTCGTGACTTTGGTCCTGAATGCCGGGTCCAGTGCGTCCCATCCGGCCTGTTTATCTTTTGGTATAGTTAATTTGCCCATTATTACCTGAAGTGAATAATTCCTATGGCCAGGTCGTCCGTGGCCGGAGAGGTGTTCTGTCCTATGATGCCATCGGATATCGGGTGGCCCACTTCCCGGTCGTGAACGGGAACGCCCACCAGGGTGTAGCAGTCGGCCAGGGCGTTCGTGGCGGCTGAAAGAGCAAGCACCCGGTCGCCGTTTATCACTGTTGCAGTCGGGGCGTCGATCACGGCCACATACCCGCACCCGCTGACCGTGCACCAGTACCAGTCCTGGCTGGCTACCGAGACGTCAAAGACAGTTCCTATGGGCATAAGGTCGCCGGCAGTGGCGTAGGTGGTTTTCTTATAGGACCCGGTGGATCCCTCAACGATCCATCCGCGATACATGGTAACACCGGAGCCATTGTAAAGGCGGACGTCAACACCGCCGAGAGAATTCAGGCGGACGGAGTCGGTGGAAATCTGTTGGGTGGCTTTAAGTGAGTCGCCTTTATACATTTTCGAGCCACCATTTGACAGCCATCCACAAGTAGTAGTGCCCGTAACGCTTCCAAGTGTCCATCCGGTTCCGGTGGTAGATGAAGTAAATCCTATTTGGCTTAACGTTGCATTGTTCGTGTAAGAGCTGCTTCCAACCCGAATATTTCCCATTATTGCCAATATCGAGGCACCAGCATCGTAAATACTCCGAGTACCGAACACAACTGGCTCAGTAGCTGTCGCTGCAAAGGTGTCCGGCCCTGCAGTCGTGGTGATCCGGGCTGGCCGGAGGATATTGCTGAAAGTCGGGGCGGCAGCCACGCCGTTTCCCTGAAGGTAGTAGTAGGCGGCCGGGAGCGCCAACTCCTGCATCACGCCAGATCCATTGGTGTAAAAGGTCTTCCAGTTCCCGCCTGTCAGCCAGGTGGAGGGCACTGTGCCACTCCAGGCAGTCCAGGCTGTTCCGTTCCAGTAGGCCATCCGGCTCACCTCACCCTTGCCCACTGAGAGCTGGGTGACCAGGCCATACCCGGCCAGTGTCCAGGGCTTCCAGGTCAGGCTGGCCACTTCCCACACCGCCATCTTGCCGACATTGCCCTTGCCCACGTCCAGGGGACCGCCGTGTACTATCTTGGCCAGACCGCCCAGGGCCATCAGCACCAGGATGGTGCTTATGATCGCTTTCCATTTGTCAGATATCATTTTCTTCTCCCAAAGCGGCCAGCAGGGGCTTACCAGGAAAAAGGGGTGAAGCCAAAAACCCGGCAGAGGCCCCACGCTGGCGAAGGTTAAAACATTATTATTATCGTTATCACGGCCACCACCGCCAGTAGTGATTCCCAGAGGGCGGTCTCGTAGAGGTTCAGCATCCGTGGCTCCCAGTGGTTCAGCCACACGGCCGGGATGTAAAACGGCGACCCGGGGTGGCAGGGGAAGATTGGAAGACCAAATATTGCCTTTATCACGTCGTCCACGTCCATCGCTATGCCTATCAAACCAAACCACATCTGCTGGTAGGCTCCCAGTTCCGTGAAGGCAGAGTAGTACAGGAACATGGCGGGTATAAGCATCAGGAACAGTTTCAGTTTCTTGAGGATCTGGCTGGTCCGGGTGTTGCCCCAGTCGTAGAACTCATTGAACAGCAGGTCGGCCGGGATATGCGTCAGGAAAGCAGCGATGGCGCCGGCCACAGGAGATCCAGATATTTTCCAGGCCACAGTCCCCGCTGTCATGCTTGTTGCGAAGTGGCCTATCGGCGTCATTTGAATATTCCTATTAAGATTGCGGTTATGGTTGAGATGGCCAGACCGCCGGAGGTGTATTTCCAGAAGCTGATCTTGGACTCGGCTTTGCGGGTGAGGGTCTTCTGGTCGTTGATGCTCCGCACCTGCAGCGCTATGATGCTGTCCCGCTGTTCCACTGCCATCTGTCTATTATAAACTTCCCGTTCCGACACAGTCAGAAGGGAGTCTTGGAAGGCATAACCAGCCCGAACGTAGTCGAGTGAATCAAGTTTGGCGATAAGTATTCGCGCCTGTGGCGCGTTTAACAATATCTGACTTTGAGCCAACGTCCACTGACATACGATAAGGGCCAGTATAAAGTAAATTCTTTTCATTTCCAATTCAGCATTTGCCCGCAGCCGGGGCATGATTTGATTCCGTTGATGACATGGGCTCCGCACACCGGACACCGGAAGTTGAAGCTTTTGCTGTCGTCCGTCTGGCCCACCTGGGATTCCATCAGGGGGGGCTCGCCCTGTTCGGTCAGAACTCTGAAAGACATGGTTCTACTCCATTATATCGTTTGGCATGATGTCGTCGGTGAAGCCGGAGACAGATGCCTTGGTGGGTGACGATTTGGCAGGAACCGGGTGAAGGATGGTGAGCACCACGCCGTGCTTGGTTTCCACGATGTAGTCCCCGCTGGACAGTTCCAGCACTTCCACGATGGGGTCTTCCAGCAGGTTGATCTCGGCCACCGGGATCAGGGTATCCTTGCCCTGCCGGGAGAAGACCTTGAAGAAGTTGTCGTCGGTGATCTTGGCGTGGGGAGCGCTGACGGAGAAGGGCCGGCCACCGGCGAACTGCAGCAGCACTTCCTGCTCCATGCTCAGGTCCTCATTGATATCTTCCAGCTTCTGATACAGATCCTGCATGGTCTGTGCCTCCGCTATGTTTGACTGCACGGCGCTTTCTACCGGCTTGCCCAGCAGGCCCTTCTCGGCCATCCACTTCAGGTGGTCCTTGTCGTTTGAAACGGCCGTGCCCACCTGCTTCTTTACCCGGGGCTTCCTGGGCTTTGATACCGCCGTGCCCACTCCGGGAGCCACAATGAAGGTTTTGGAATTGCGAAGGATCGACAGCGGGCCGGCGAAGGTCTTGGAGAACACCTTGCCGTAATCCAGATCGTTACCCGGCCAGTCGGGTTTGAACCTCCAGTAGATGCCCTCCAGCATTTGCTTCAGGGCTGAGTTGGAGATGGAGTTCTCGGATGTGCCGGTGCGCTTCAGAGTGTCCCGGTAGACCTGGTCCATCTTCAGCATCAGGGCTTTCTGGTTCTTGTCCTGTTTTGGTTCCTCAACGCCCACCAGAGCATCCAGGGCCGAAAGGTCTTTTAACTTAGTCATCGTTCTTCCCCTCTATTTTATTGATGAGTATTCTCTGGAGCTCGGCATCCTTCAGCGTGTCGGTCACTGTCCATTTGAACTTGTAGTTGGCCCACTTGTTTACCAGGAGCAGGTGTTTGGCCTGAAGGTCGGAAAAGGCCGAGTCCAGTTCCCGAACCTGCCACTTGGCGTTGGCCAGCAGGATCGAGTCGGCTTCCAGTTCTGACTGGTGCAACAGGTCGTTGTTGTGGATCACCCTCTGCTGAGCCTTGATAACTATGGCTGATACCCAGATACAAAGAGCCAGTGCAATGGACAGGCCGATGATTATTTTGGTGCTGGTCTTCACGACCGGGCCTCCTGCTCCATCCTGGCCAGCCGGTCGTAGTAGTCGGGGATCGAAGCGAGATGGTCCTTAGCAATGGCTTCAACTGCCTGATTTATAGTTAAGTCCTGAGCATAAAGTCTACTCAGCGTTTTGTAATGCTCCTTCTCGTGCTCGATACCCTTGGTCAGCTGGTCGGAAGGTTCAACATCCTTTGGAAAGATGTGCCAACCGCCCACCTGTGCGTCTATCGCCCTGATCCTGCCGCCGGCCTGCTTGTAGTGATGGGTCACCAGTGACCAGTAGGCCGGGTGGTCGGCATCGCGGTCCTTCAGTGCGGCCTTCCGAGCCTGGGCCCACTTGTCGGGGTCCTGTACCCAGTCCTGACCGCCCACCTGGGCCTGCGTTCCGGCGAATCCTTTGAACTTCCTGACGATGGCCTTCCAGTTGGCCATATCGTATTTATCCCACTTGGCTATGGGCTTGGTCATCAGGTAGTGGCCTTCGTTTGACATCTTCCTGAGCACCATCTCCACCCGTTTGTGCGAAGGCTTGAAGCTGGGAGCTTTCACCGGAGCGCCGATGGCGGCGATGGCTTTGATTTCACGTTTGGAAAGGCTCATTGATCTACTCCTGCTGTTTTCATTCTGTTCCGGTAGTTCTGCTGTTTACGCTTCTGCAGAACCTGGTTGGCAAAGTCCTGCTTTTTGAAAATCCTTCCGCCCATTTGCTTGTAGAGGTTGGTGATCACACCCCAGGGAGCGCCGGGAGCCTTGGCCTTGGCAGCCATCCAGATGTCGTGGTCTGCCACCCAGGATGGGTTGGAGTTGACCTCAGACAGGATTGGACATTTACCCTTTGGCATACCGGCCGGAGTGTAACCATCGTCGATCACCTTTGGCGGGACCGGGATGCCCAGCTTTACAAGGGTCTGTTCTGTCACAGTTGACCTGTACTGGGGCAGGTTTTTATCCAGCACGTTAAAGAGGGCGATCCTGTTCCCGTCTCCGGTCTCCTGGAATCCGATGAACTTGGCCCGGGGTTCGCCTGCGCCGATCTCATACTGACGTCCCGGCCGCTTCAGGTTTGACTTGGCCTGCAGCTCCTTGTAAAGCTGATAGGCAGACTCAAACAACCGGTCCTTCTTCTCTTTGGTCATGTGCTTGGCTGGCTTCTTCAGCTGGTCCTTGCCCACCAGTGAGCCGATGGCTTTTATGTCGTGCTTGGAGAGTTTCATTTATTCCTCGGTAAGATTCAGGTCCCAGACGATCTGCTGGCCGTTCTCGCGCACCAGCACTCCGCCGTTCTCGCCATCACGGATTGACTGAGCTATCTCCATGCGCTCGTCGTCGCTAATGCCTATTTCAAGGTCCTCCTCGCCCACCAGAGCCTGAAGCTCGTCTATCTCAGCCTGGATGTCTTCCATATCGTCCTGCGGCATAGGGTCTCCTTTACCAGTATTTGGTGACTGTTTTGTAAGCGTCTTCCAGCTTCTTCGTGTAGGCTGTGTCGGTGGCGTATTTGACCTTGCCGGAGATTAAGGTATCTGCAAAGGCTCCGGGAGTGGTGGCCTTGACTGCATTAGGCCACTTGGCCAGGATGATCTTCATGTGGCTGTCCAGGGCGTGCTCCAGGCTGTCATAGACCCTGAACGGCCGGACTGTCTTCTGCGGCCCGTTCTTGGTGTCCTCCCAGGTGTTCTCAAAGCTGTATCTCCCGGGCCATGAGGCCGTAGCGACGTGTCCGAAGATGTTGGTCCCGCCTATGGCTGACTTACCCCAGCCGCCCTCGTGCCCAGCCTGGGCCACTATGATCTTGGGATCTGTCATCCCGTATTTCTTGGCGATGTTGATGGCCGGCTGGCGCATCAGGTTCACGAACTGCTCCGGTCCGTCGGAGATCTTCTTGACGCTGTTCACCATTGCGGTGTCGGGGTTGAAACTGAAAAACCCTTCCACTCCCCAAAGCTGATTCAACGGGATCGTGTCCAATCTCGTCTTAGTCTCAGGGTTGGTGATGGAAGGGTAAATCTTTGCCAGGGCCGCAGGCTTGGCTTCTAACGGAGCGGAGGCGAAGGTCAGTTTCCCATACTTGCTTAACAGATCCTTTATTTTCATTTTGTCTACAAGCATTTTAGCTCCGCTCGTTATTGGCTTTCTGGCCAGTACCACACCCAGGACTATGACGCCCCCTATTAAGAGGGCAATTTTCCAGCCTTGCCCGGGTTGCTGGCTATGGCTGCCACCAGCGCCGATATCAGCTCCTTGACTCCGAGGAACAGAACGTACAGGATGAAAAGCAGGCCAATTACTCCGCAGACCATCCCGGTCAGGAACGCCATCAGCATGACGGGCTTTTTTTGAAGTGTTTCTGCCATGCGGCATATAGCACCCTCCAATCCTTCTTTAGTTCGGTCGTTGTGAGGTGTCATCATGCCTCCTAACGCTTCATGGTTTTCTTGAACTCGACCTCATCCATGAACTCGAACTCGTAGATGATGTTGGTGCCTGCGGTCAGTCCGCCCACCGGAATGACCCGCTCCATGAAGAACGGCATATCCGGCCGGATCAGGATCCCGGGCCAGTAGCGTCTGCGCTTGACTTCCTGCAGATGGTTGGCGACCCAGCGCCGGAAGGAACCCCACCTCCACCACTCCCAGTCGCCCTCGTCCACCAGTCTGACGAACCTGGAGCTGTCCAGGTAATACTTCAGCACGAAGCGGTTGGTGGTGTTCTGGCCGGCGGCTCCGGTGACGGCGATGACGGGGTCAAGGGCGTTGTCGTCTTCGTAGCAGAACGAGTTCAGCACCCGGGAGTAATACTTCGGGTATAAAGTGAAATCCTGGTATGTGAGGCCCGGACCGAACCGGAAGTGCTTCATCATGGTATTGCCGGAGCGCTTCACCTGTTCGATGGGCTCATATTCCAGGACTAATACCGGCGGGTTGGCGTCTACCGCTGCGATCAGGGCCGCCGATGCGTTGTATTCCAATTCAAATTCCGAGTTCTGCGCCACGTACATGGGCTGGTCGAAGAAGTACGGATAGACAAACGGGGAACATGGCAGGGTGTCCAGCCGTGCCCGTCCGTTGACCCTCAGCGTAAAGGTTACGCTGGAGGCCCAGGTGTCGTTTGTCTGGGGGTAACCGCGCAGATGAAAGCCTTTGATGGCCATGTTCATCGGCGCTTTGCGGACCTTGCGCCGGTTCTGCGGGTTGAGGACAAGTGCGTTCATCATAGTTCGTGATCTCCGTTTAAGTTTTTACACAGGGGGCCGGATTGGATACCGGCTCCCCTGTGGGTTTGACTTTGCCTGCTCGTGGTGATTAGCCGGCGTACAGCATCTGCGAGGCTTCGGTGATCAGGTCGCAGCTGACGTAGGTGTCGGCCGGGGCAGCAGCCAGGGCCGCCGGGAGTCTCATGGTGATGGAGAACTCGTCGTCCTTGCTGATGCTGATGGGGTCGATCTCGCGGGACGACTTCTTGAACATGAAGTAGCCGGCCATGGTGTCGTTCTGCGGGAAGGTGGCGTAGGAGGCGTTACCGACGCCGTCATCAAAGCCCCACTCGGTGTACTTTAACGGAGCCAGCATCTTCGAGGCGTCGATCCAGGGATGCTCGGTGTCGTTGACCTTCATCCGCACCAGGCCGTTGTTCAGCTGGTTCCAGGTCAGCATGAAGGCGTTGGCGATGACGAAAGTAGCCGCAGTGGTGACGATGATACCGGAGTGGTTGGTGGCGGTGGCACCCGAGCCGATGATATACAGGCGCACGCCGAACAGCAAGGTGGCTACTTTGATGTAGTCATTCTTGAAGTTGCCCATCCACCAGGACAGGGCGCCGGCCGCCGGCCGGTTGGCGAAGAAGGTGATCTCCTGCTGTCCGGCCAGGCCGGTCAGGAGCTGCCGGTGGAACAGGGGGCCCATGCTGATCCGCACGATTTTCCGGACCTGTGCGACCAGACCTTTTTGGGCACCCTGGGGCAACGACTGCTGACGGATCAGGCCGGTGCCGGTGCGGGGAACGATGTTGGGGTTGGCCATGGGTATTTTCTCCTCTTGGATTTTGTACCACGATACTCCAATGCGTTAAAACATGCAAGGGAGATACGTGGCGTTAAGGGGTTTAAGGTTTACCGCAGTTCGGGGTTCTCGGTCAGGTCGTAGTCTCCGCCCACCAGGTTGTCGGTCATGGTGTCGTTGCCTTCGACGTATTCCCTGTCCTCGTTCTGGTCATAGGCGGAAACCGGGCTGTCTATGACGTAACGCTCTGAGCCGTAAGCCTGCACGCCGGGGATGTTCTCGGAAGCCTGGACGCTGCGGTCGATGACCACATCGTCGCTGGCACCGATCATCTGGCCCACGTTGATGACGGGCTTGCCCTGGTATTCGATGCCGCCCAGGACATACAGGGCAGAACCGGCTACCATGCCGTCGGCCACCCTGTCAACCCACTCCTCACGGGGCAGGAATGAACGGGCCATGCCCGGGACCACGACGCCGGTGATGGCGGCAGTGGCCAGTCTCTGCCAGATGGAGAGCTTGTCGCCGGCCTGTTTCTTGAACACGGACTGCATGATCTTCTCGACCACCAGGTCGTTCCCGTACTTGGCAGCGGCGACTCCGGCCACCACGCCCAGTGCGGTCTGTCCGCCGGAAACCACGTTGCCCATGATGGCTTCCTTGGTGAAGTTGAACGAGGGATTGCCGAAGGCCGGGTTCATGGCGACCATGCCGCCGACTCTGCGCCGGTTGGCATATTTACCGACCTGGGATCCGATGGTCGGCAGGGCCAGCCGTGAGGTGATGTAATCCTGGCGCTTGGAAGCCGCTTTGCTCTTCATGCCCAGCTTGGACTTCAGGGCATTCAGCTGACCGCGGAGATAGGCTTCGGTCTGCAACCGCTCACGCACCTTGCTGGTGATGTGCGGCACTCCGCCTTTTCCGGCTCTGCGGGCATACGCCTGCTCTAAGCCTTCGAAGCCGGTGCTCTGGATCTCGCTCCTGCGGGCCTTGGCCCGGGCGGAAGCTTTCTGGCGCAGGGCCAGGACCTGCTCGGTGGACAGGGTGACGGGGACCCGCATCCCGGACTTCTTGTGCTTCTTGTAGACGACCTTCGGGCCTGCGGTATGGATCCCCAGGTATGAACGGACGGAGGCGGCAGTCAGCTGGTATTTCTTCTCACCGGCAGCCCGCAGCTTCTCGTTTATCATCCTGGCGATCACATCGGGGGAGTGGCCTTGCTTGGCCAGCTGGTCAATCGCCTTGACCGGACGCACTGCCGGGTTCTTGGCGATTTCGGCTATGGTAGCCATTGGGTGTTCCTCCTATGGATGGATTGTAGTTGTGCCGTAGCTCAAAAGGCGGTTAATTAAATTAAAGTAAAGTTCGGTTGTTCCTGAGCTTCACCCTCCGGCTCAACCTTTTTGCCCATCCTGAAGCTGGTGTACTGCAGAACGAACGCCCGCTTGACCAGCTCTTTCAGGGACTCCAGATCATTTGTCGGCCACTCGATGCCTTCCGGGAACATGGACTTCAGAACTTTGGCGCTCTTGGAATTCAGGGCATCTCCGTAAAGGAACCTGTCGGCCTTCAGTGCCGAGTAAACCTGGACGAAGAACTTGCGGATGAGCAGCGCATCCTGATAAGCCTGATTCTCCGCCTGCCTCTCAAATTGCTTCATGCTGTCGTAGTGTTCCATCGTGGACTGCTCGGGAGGAAAGCCGCTTTTAAGGAGGTCCAGGTATCTGAAGGAAAGGATCTTCTCGATGGTGGAGGCTCCCAGTGAGATCTCCTCGCCGTTGTAATTCCCGGTTGACAGCTCGGACTTGATCTGATTGATTATGTCGCCCTTCTTCCCGAGATCCTCCTTGAGCCTGACCGCCCGGTCGTGTATCCACCGCCAGAGTTCCTGGGTAATGACGATCCTGCCTCCGGTCCTCCCCGAGTAAGTGGTGGCCTTCTTCCCCACCTCGTCCGGCGGATTGTCCTTGCGGTTGCACTCCACCACCACTTCCCTGACCGGCTCGGCCGGGTTCATCATCACTGCTTTCATGTTAATCCCAATTCAAAGTGTCCAATATTCCTTTGAGCATTTCGGACCTGGTGTAGAACTCCCGCCAGAATTGTTTCCGCTCCCAGCGCTTGACCCCGTTGGCCTTGAAGATCTCATCCAGGGTCTGCAGCAGGTAGGCCATTTTGTAAAGTTTGCGCTTCAGGTGCCACAGCCGGAAGTTCCAGATCTTCTTCAGTATCCACGTCTTCATTTCTTCACCCCTTCTTTTATATTGTCAGTCCATTATTCCCCTGTCAGTCACCTGGTATTTGCCTCCCACCAGGTAGAGCTGGCGGATGTTGTTGGGATCCAGGGCCAGGTGCGGAGCGTTCTGCGGTTTGAACTGGTGGAAGTATGGCTGCCATCCCTGGTCGCCTTTGGGCTGCATGGTCAGTATGGCGGCCACCACTCCCAGGTGGGTCATGGCGCATCGTGCGCCCATCTTCTTGGTCCACTCCCTGAAGTTGATCCTGGTCCCGTCGGCGAACTCTACCACTTCGGGCATCGGGATCTCGGCCTCGATCAGCTCACCCTGGAGGTTATTGTTCCAGAGAAATTTCTTGTAAAGCTCGGCCGACTTCTTGATCTGGTCTTCCAGAGAAACCATCTCGGACATAAATCCGTTGTTAAAGCTCATGCTCATCCGAGCGCCTCGTCAATGTCGTTTATGGTGATGTGAACGGCCCCGTTTTTGATGTTCTTCAGGCCGTGCAGTTTGACCAGGTCTCCGTTCTCGGCATACTGGCTGTCGATGTGCCTCATCACCGAGCGGGCCGGACATTCGTCTTCAAGTTCCAGGCAGGTATCGCAGGCTGATGGTCCGGCCTTGATCCTGATGAGGCACTGCATCGTTTCATCGTGGCAGAGCTTGTAGATTTTCCTGGCCTGTGCATGAAAGGAACAATTCACGTTCACCCCTTTTCAAAAAATTACTTTGGACCCGTGATTCCTTTCATCAGGTTCCCCGCCAGCCCCCCGCCCTGGAGGGCACTCATGCTCTGTTGTATCCAGCCCTTCTTGTATGCGATCCATCCTATCAAGAATACGCCAGCACCTACGGCGAAAGGGGCCCAAGGAATGTCCATGCTCTTTTTGTTGTCCACCCCTTTGTCCTGGACTTCCTTCAGGTTCTTCTGAACCTGTTCTTCCTGCTTGATGATGGCGTCCCGTTCGACTGCGGTGATCTTGCCGGCCTTGAAATCCTCCCAGGCTTTTCTCTGGCGCTCCGCAGACTCGTCGATGCCGGCGATGGTCTTTGAGTTGATCTTGTAGTTGTTCTGACGGGTGATCACCTCGGCTCCGGCGGCCAACGCTTTGCTCATGGTGAATACCAGACCAACCACTATGATGCCAACCATTATCACGCCCACTGGAACTCCCACCTGGTCTGCCGGTATCTTGTCGCCCGAGATCAGTGTGGCCGTAACCCTGGTCCCGCTTGCAGAGGTCAGTGAACCTTTTCCTTCGGTCTGGGCCAGACGGACCGCCGTGTTCAATGCGTCGTAGAATGAATTGTCCTTTGAGGCAAACCCTTTGATGGTCGGCTCCATTGCGTAGAGCTGGTCCATCAGTTTCTTTGAGGCGGAGCTGTATCCGTCGAGGATGATCTTCACATCGGGGTCTGTCACCTGTTTGCCCTGGGATAATGCCAGCGTCCTGAAGTTGCGAAGCTGCCGGTCGCAGTATTGTTTCTGTATCAGGGTGTTGGCCCAGACGGAACAGAAGTCGTTGATGTTCTTCTCGGCTTGGGCAATCTGGGCCGGAGTATAAATGACAGCCTTCGCCACCTGTGTCGTTTTCGCTATGAACTTGGCCGGGTCGAAGATCTTTCCGAAGGTGATCTTGGCGTCTTCTTTAATGTTCTCCAGGGTTCCCAGATAAGATGTCGCAACGTCGAGTTTTGACTTCAGAGCCTTCATCAGCACCGGGTCGGTCAGGGCCTTGTCCCAGTTGGCGTCAACGTAATCCAGGATATTCAGGGCTGATCGTTTCTGCTGGTCGTTTATCTTCGCGGACTTCTTGATCGGGTCATAGGCCGCCTGGAACTCCGGGTGCTTTGGGTTGTAGTCTCCGATGGCTTTCTCACCTGCCCCCACTCCGCTGATGCTGGTGTCGGGCTCCGGCGCTGTGGTCGGGATCTGACGGACTGCGTAGATGATGTCGTCCCCGGGCTTCGGAAGCTTGGCGATGTCCATCTGGGTCATCTTTTCCCTCTCGGGTCCGCTTCTCAGCGGATCACCCTGACCGATCTGTGCATAGCTCATTGCAGTTTCCTATCTCGCTCTTTTGATTATGATTTTCCACATCTTGCCTTCCGGTATCAGGCTCACCCAACCCCGGGCCACCAGTTCACGGGTCCAGTTCATCAGGGTTCCCTCGGCCAGCGCTTTGGTGAAGGGGTTCAGTCCGCGGATCCCTCCGGTGGCCATCAGGTCATTCACGCCTTTTACCAGGGTTTGAACGTCCCCGTCCGGAACCACAAATGTAGCCGTCATGGTCGTGGTGTCGACGAGGATCTTGGCGTTCATTTGCAGTATGGCCATGTTACACCTTCATTCCGAGTTTGTCCGCCATCAGCAGGTAGGCTTTGTCGATTCCGTTGGAGAGCATTCTGGACTGCTGTTCCACCTGGTCCACCGCCTGCTTGTTGCCGATTGCCGAGTTGATGCTTCCGGCCGCCTGCAGCTGAACGAGCTGCTGTTCCATTCCGTTTGCCTGCTGAAGCAGGGCCATCACTTCCTCTGCTGTTTTCCGGACCTGCTCCTGAATGACCGGCTCCAGGGCTTTGCGCTGGTCGGCGAAGACTGTTTTGATTATGTTTCCCATTTTTCACCCCTTTGTTTTATGGTTTATTTATTGCGTTTGGCCATCATCTTCTTGACGAGGAACCCTCCGCCGAGGATCAGGGCGCTCCCTCCGAGTATCACTCCGACCTTTCCGGTGGTGGTTCCCCAGACCTTCTGCACCATGCTGTCGGAAACCTTGACCACCACACCGCCACGGACTGCCACCGGAACCTGCGCCCTCACGACCTCGCCCTTCTTCACTGTGTCGCCCGGCTTCACGTCCCGGGTCACATCGGCTCCGACATCGTAACCCACCACGAACGGGGTGTTGGCCGGGACCGGAGTGCCTTCGGTGATGGTTGGGTACTGGGCGGTCTTGCTGAGGTCAACTGCGGCCTGGGCTTCGGTCTTGCCGGTCTGGTTCTGGGCAGTGGTGATGGAAGTGCCGAGGTTCTGGCTCTTGGGGTCTGAAGAATTGGTCAGGGCTGTGGCTGCGACAGCCAGATCCTGCTGGGTGGGTTTGGCCTTCAGCTTCTCGGCTTCAAGTTTGATGAACGACTCGTTCACCTTGGCCATCCGTTCCGCCTGAATCAGAAATATATTCGTGCTCCCATCGGCAGTTTTCTCACCGGCTATTGATGCGGCATTTGCTTCCATGCCGAGAGCTGCCTGGGAATTGGCTGTCCCTTGAGTTTTGTTCTTGGATCCATCGTTGATTACCTTCGGATAATAAACGCCCATGATCCACTGATTGAACGGGTCCAATGCCCACCGGAGCATATTGTAGTCGTTCAGACCGGGGTTCCAGTACTTGACGCTGGTATCGTTGGCCCACCTTCCGGCAGGGCTGGCATGAAAAGCATCCACTATTTTCTGCATTTCAGCCTGAGCAGTTTTGAAGGTCTCTATGACAGCTTCCCGCTGTTTCATCTTTTCCTTCATCCCGCCGCCGAACAGATTCTTGATGGCGTTCTGTATTGAGACCGCTTTGCCAACCAAGCCGGTCGGGTCTACCGCAGCTGCGGTCTGGACCACCGGGTCATCCGCCAGGGCTCCCACCTGGGCATCCGGGTTGGCCAGTTTATAAGCGATGATCACCTTCATGGCCGCATGGCGCTGCATGGCGTTCATCCTGGGCAGTTCTCGTATCAACTGCTGGATGGCCTCCGCTGTCAGGGCGGTGCCGGTAACCACTCCGTCAGTTACCACAACCTTGACGCCGTCCTTCTGCATCTTCTGCGTGGTGATCTTCCGGCCTTCAGGTCTTCCGCCGGTTGAGGATCCACGGCCGCCCTTCTGCTCACCCGGATAACCCACCTGGGCATCCATGCCCTCGTCCATGGTGTTGTAATTCTGGCTCTGGCTGGTGCCGTAGGCCATCCGGTTCCCGGTGGACGACATCGTAAGACTGCCCTTGGCTCCCACCTGACGTGAAACCTGCCGTCTCCGGCGGGCGACTCCGACCTGGCCTTGAATTGCGTAAGACATAGTTCATGCTCCTGTTAATTTGGTTTATCTGATTTCCACCCCGTCAACCCTGGCGTAGTACCTGGTCATTGGGACCACAGTCTTGCGCTGTTCTCCGAACTTCAGAGTGGTTGACGATGTTTCCATGGGGACCCATCCGTCAGAGGTTCTCATCACCGCGGGATTCTTTCTCACGAAGTCTTCCACCTGGCTGTCAACCTTCAGCTCTGGATAAACGTGGTTGATGGTTTTCTGGTTGGGTGCATACTGCGACTGCCACGCTCCCACCGCCCGGGCGGTGTATCTTCGGTTAAAGCAAAGAGCCAGCATCATTGTGCATTTTCCGTCACAGTCTTCCATCGGCTGAACCTTGGAGCCTTCGTAAAGATAATCCCATATCTGCCTGGCCATCTCCTTCGGCCAGATTATCATTTCGGCAGTGATCGGGTCGGGGTGATATCTTATCACCTTCTGGCAGACGTAAAACAATTTCTCAACAGGAGTGGATCCTTCCAGCTTCGGATCCTGGATTATTCTCTGGGCCAGCATATGCACCTGGGGAGACCAGCTGCCCTCAACTGCCAGCTCCACCACCCGGATTATCGTCGGGTCCTGGATTGTCTTGAGGTTCTGGGTTACCCTGCCCGCCATCTGGTCCATGTTGCTCCGCTCCTTGCTGTGGTTTCTGGTCTTCGTCGGCCGTGTAGATCTCGTTCAGGGCTTCCTGCTGTCCTTCGATCCGGCCCCGGTCCACCGAGGTCTTGATAATCATTTCCATCTGCTTCTTGGCCACGATGTAGAGGCCCCGGTCTTCCAGCGCTTTGGCCAGCTGCGGCACGATGGGTTCCAACAGCATTCCCAGATCAAAGCCGAATATGTTCAGGCTGTTCTTCTCGCCGATGATGTCCTTGATGGCTTCCACCAGCGTCATGGCATTCCCGCCTTCGGGGTCTATCTGCGAAACTCCCTGGACCTCCTGAACCCTTTTCGCTACCAGGGCCTGCTTCGCCTCGAACGCCATGTCCTCCCGTTCCCACCGGCGGGCCCGCTCCGCTCTCCTGGTCTCCAGCTCATCGCGCTTCTCCTCGATCTGGAACTGGGTGGCCGCCATCATCGCTTCCTTCTGGACTGACAGGGCGTTCTTCAGGACCTCCTGCATCTGTTCGGCCTGGGACTGCTTCTGGTTCGCCGTCTGGTCCAGCATCCGGAGAAACATCTTTTCCATCAGGGTTCCGCCCTGGAGCTCGCCTTCGCTCTCGTCTCCGAAGATGGACTTGGCCGGCCGGTTCACTTTTTTCTCCAGCTCCTCCAGCTTGGCCATCACCGACTCCAGCACTGCTGTCACCTCGCTGCCGATCCCCTGGTCGTTTTCTTCCTCGGTGCCTTCCTCCTGGTGGGCTGCCGCTTCCAGCGGGTGCGGGGTCTGACGCATCACGTCGACTGTCTTCTGGGTTATGACCACCCCGGTCTCTTTGTTCTTGGCGACCAAATAAAAACGGCCCACGCCAAACTGCTTTTCTAAATCCTCCGAGTCAAGGTAGCCTTCAATGGGCTGACCTTGCGTAAGATTCTCTCGCTGTTTGTTTGGGCCGATGGAGTAAACATAGATCGCTATTTTCTCCTGTGGCACTTCCCGGACCATGCGGTCATCGAAGGCAGTGCCTAAAAGTTCTCTCGCTGAGACCTTTCTCTCTTCCAGGTCCATACTCTCACCCCCTTTTTTATGTTAGGGTGCGAATTATACGCAGTTAGTTTTAAAAAGTCAAGAGAAATCTTCAGTAATAAAAGAAAAATCTTTAGTTTATTAACACTTTGTAAACATTACTTGTGGTGCAGATTACTTTCAAAGACAAAAAAACGGCTCCTGACCTGTTTTTTACAGGCTGGAGCCGTAAAGATCTTTGAAACAATTCAGTCGGATGCGTTAAAAATTCCCCCCCTGATTCCTCGCTTAACGCTGAATTCACTACTCTTACTGGCTTTTTTGGCTTCTTTCTCCTCGCTTTCTTTTTGTTTGCGCTTTCTGTCGGCCTCGGCTATTTCACGCTTGACGACAATGTCCCGCTGAATGAGATCTTCTTTCGCGCATTCCACACAACTGAAAAAACCAAACAGTGTGGGTGTCGCCATAATTCCGTGTTTACTGCACTTCGCATCAGGTTCCTCCGAAAGAAACAATCCGTTTTGAATAAAATGCCTGGCGATGAGCTCCCGTACCTGCCGGTAGTTTGGATCGTTTTTTCGAGGAACCTTCACGGCACTGTTAAAGTTTAAGCGCTTCACGCTTCACCTCCGGCCATATTTTATCTTCCCAGGTCTTTTGCAGCACTGCTGTGTTCAACAGCAGACTTTTCCAATACGCCACCGCATCGTTTGGATCCTTCTCTACGTTCAGCATTGCGTCAATGGCTCCGGCTATGGCCTGAAGATTAAAGTTTTCCCGGATGGCCTGCTGAGCGAACTTGTAAATATTAAACTTCGGGTAGCGATCCCTGATATCTTTCACGCTCGCCAGGATATAAACCGCGGTGTAGGTGTACTCCTCGTCTTCATTTCCGGTTTTTAATAAAGGCATGGCCTTTAAATCGGCGAGCATCCTTTCCCGTTTCCCGTTCTTGAAATTCTGGTCGATCACTGTCTCTAAAAAAACCGGCGCAGCCGGAATATGTTTACCTTCACTTACCTTCCCTTCACTTCCCTTACCTTCCCTTATCTTAGGGCTGTAAAATTCAGTTTTAGAGCATTTCAAATGCTGTAAAGGCGGGGGATAACTTTCAACTCTTTCTCTTTCAAATATTTGGTGATCGTCAAAAGCCACTATTTGAAGGTATTTTTGGCCTTCAACTTCATAAATCTCGATCAAAAACCCTGTGGATAACTCGGACAAACAGGCTTCGATTTCCTTAAATGACCAGTCGAGTCCAGGAACAGCTGTCATTTTTATGGATGAAGGTTCAGCTTCCATTCTGCCAAAATCGTCAGAGTGGGGATACATCATAAAATACAACAGTCTTGCTTTATCTGATATGGCGGAGCTGTTGAATTTCTTCGACGTGCTTAATGATCCGTAGATCATTTTACGTTTACCAGTCTTTTTATATTTCTTCATTGTTGCACCAGAAATTACGGATAAACACTTTAGGATTATTGTGTTTCATTTGGTTATAAAGAAACAGTTTAAGTATAAATTCTTCGTTAGTTAATCTATACCCTTTCCTCGCGTTACACCACATGCAAAGAGATTGTAGATTCTTCGGAACACTTGTACCGCCCTTTGATTTTGGCACAATGTGATCTATCTGAATTCTGTCCTTGTTTCCACAAATAGCACAAGGCTGATTCCATAATTTTTGCCGGAGATCGCCTGGAATTGTTTTTACTGGGTTAAACTTTCTCATATCGTTGTCCTTTAAAACAATAGAACCCCCTACTCTTACCTGTTCTTGCGGGAACCACCAACCCCGGAGGATGCTGGTGTGGTAATTTCGGGGGTCTATGTAAATTTTAGGCATAAAAAAACTCCGGTTAAAGTTAATGGTTCCCGCAACGACCTGATTATAACTCCACGTCTCCCGAATGTCAAGTCCTTTTTTAAACTATTTTCCGGCTATTTCACCGGCTTTTCACCCGGGTCCCGGCTCTCCCGGTGTTTCCCGGTTAATCCCGGCGTTTCCCGGCCATGCTCAGGGTCAGTTTTGAAGACAAAAAGAACCGGACCGCCTCCGGGTGGAAGCAGTCCGGTCTGGTTTCTTATAGTCCGGCGGCGTTGCAAAGGGTTAGGTGTGGCTCTCCAGTTCCTCCAGCGGTTTTACCTCGGACAGCACTGGCCGGTTCAGCACTGCCTGGATATCCTTTGAAAGTTGTTCCTTGGTTTTCTTGTAAAGCTCGTTGTCGGGATGGGCCTTCAGAAGCTCCTCGGCGGTCTGCATGGAGTCGAGAAGTATTCCCAGGCGCTTCGGTTCCTCCAGGTTGTTCACCAGCGACTTCATCTGGTCTGCAAAACCGGAGAGCTGTGGCGTTCCGGCAACTGTGTCGTCTCCTCCGGTAAAGATACCGCCATGCTGACGGATCCTCGGCACTGTGATCCGATACCTTCTTGCACGGCGACCGAAACCGATTGGATTGCTTCTCATGGTGTCATCAAAGTCCTCCTCGTCATCGCCAAGCACCTCTGCCACCGGGTTTTCGTTCTCTGCCTGGATCATGAAGACGGCCGGCTCGATTACATCCTGCACCATCCTCCACCCTCCAATCATCTTTTTGTTCATCACCTTCAGGTACATCAGGGCTTCTTGCTCGTCCTTTTCTTCCATCAGGGCCCTGACCTTCTCGGCGGTCTCGTGAACCGCCTGCTCGTAAACGCCGATGGCGAACTTCACGATTTCTTTTGCTTTGAGTTTCTGGAGCTCGTCCATTAAATCACCCTTTCATATCTGTCAACGTATCCGGTTATTAAAGAGCAGCACTGCTCGATCACGATCTTCATCACCAGGATCTTCTCCGGAGGGAGCAGGCTGGGAAAGTCCACGCAGTAGGTTCGCTTCCCCTCCCGGTCCTTGCTGTAGACCCTGGCGACTTGATGTTTCTGCATGGCATCGTCTGTGGCCAGGTAGAACAGCTCGCCATTTGAACCCATCACCCGGATCATGCCGTATTCCTTGAAGTCCGCAGCGAAGTCCGCAGCCTGCTTCTGGTCCAGGTGAGCGAACAGTAGTTCCTCAGCCTTTTGCAGCGGTGTTTTATTTTCCTCCATCCAGCTTCTCCGCCATTGTCTCTGAGGCTGAGATGGCCTCGCCGCAACCCCGGGCTCCGGCCTCGACGTGCCAGATCTCCTTGATGCTGTCCACTGAGACCTGTTCCAGCTTTTTGCTCTTGGCGGCTTTGATGGCGGTGGAGCCGTCCTTGCGGAACTCGATGAAGAAGCTCGCTCCGTTCTTCACCTTGTGCGCCTGCAGTTCCATGAAGCGGGACATCATCGTGGCCAGGGCCTCGCTCGGGCCGGTGAACACCAGCACCCCTTTCTTCTTGTCGCCGAAGCGGGAGATCTTGTCCACCAGGGTTGGCGTGGTGGCTTCCTGGGCGAAGGCGTTCAGCATCTCGACTTCGCTGTCGGTCGGCTTGGAATACATCACCACGATGCGGTCCTGGGCATCCTTTCCGATCTTCTTGCCCGACACCAGCTCCACCGACACGTCTCCCCGTTGGTCCAGTTTCCGGTATTTCATGCTCCTCCTTTTGATTTGAGTTGATATTTAATTATTCCGTTCTCTCCATTCATTGCAAACAAAACTCATCCTGATGTCCGTGGCTTCGCTGGCGCTGCAGCCCAGGACCGCGCACTTATGGTAGTCCTTGTTACAGCTGACTTTCAGGTGGTTCCCGCAGGTCTTGCAGCGCTTCACGGCCCCGGGCTCGGCCCTTCTGTATTTCATCTGGAGTTTCTTCTGGCCGTAGGGTCCCCTGGTGCTGTACTCAGCTTTCTTTAAAGGCCGGCCGAACAGGTCGACAGGAATCTCCTTGCTCATGGCCGGTATCTCTTTCTGACCTCGTCGTCATCCACCACCACCAGGCGAAGGGCATTGTTGGCCGAGATCTTGTCCCCGTACTTGGCGATGTCGGCCGGGGTCCAGGCCGGCCTGCCGCAGTAAACCGCCCAGTCGTGGGCTCCGCCCAGGACGACGGCATACCGGAGAACCTGGCCGGTGTTGTTGATGTTCACGTCCTCCGGGCAGTCCAGGAAGATGCCGTTCTGCAGTATCGTCCCGGGCCGCTCCGTGTCCAGCATCCTTACAGTTAGCATGGTCTCCTTTCTGTTTTTGTTAAAATGACATTTCTTCGTTATCGTCTGAATTTCGTGGAGCGTCCTGAACATTCGGCATGACAATTCTCCTGATGCCGTCGTTCTCTGGTTCTGGTGCAGGTGGCGCAGGTTGAGGCGGTGGTTCAATGCCTGAGTCACGCAAAGAACCCACGAAAATATTCCCTCCTTCATCCCTCGCCACTCTTTCCCGTATCGACTGCTCCAGCTCAAACAGCATTTGTCTGATCGTTCCGATGATCTTGCCTTTTGTGATTGGCAAGGATAGAAAGGCTTCAAAGTTGTCATTTCTCGCCGTAGACGGCAGCTCATGCTCCACAGGAAAACGAGTTCTCTGGTTGAATCTGCTCATGCTGATATTGTTGTCTTCAAAGCAATCCAGCATTATGTGAATAGGTTCGTACGCATTTCTCATGAGGTCCCGGCGAAGCAGGACCGGCGACTCCCGGTGAATATGCTTTACCAATTCTTCTTCTGGTGAAATCCCTTGCAGTGAAAGCATTCTCACGAGCGGGGTATCGTTCAGGTGTTCGATAATTGCTTCCGAAGAAAAAAACACATTACTGTATTCAGTATGGTAAAAAACAATGCGGAGCTGATAGTATCTCATGGTCCACCTCCAGGTGGAGTTGACCAAAAGAGGTTCTCCGGCCTCGTGGCTGCTCCGGTGTAGTTCATAAAGTTCTCCCAGTCTTCATTGCTGTTATAAACCACGAAGATGTAATGTTCGTTCCAGTTTTTTAGCCTACCCCTCTGGTGCATACCTTCATTCCTGAGTTCTCTGTACTCCACCCAGCGACCGACGTCTGATCTTTGCAGGTTCTCAATTCGGATATGCTCCTCCTCCCTGGCCGGCATCTCGATCCGCCTGACGCCATCGTTGTCGGGCATTGTCCGAAAGTTCAGTTCATCGTCGATCACCCGGGTGGCGTGCCTCATCTCGTCCCTTCGCATTGCATTGGTAGCGTCGTTCTCATCCGGGAAACACCGCGTATACTTTCCGCAGACTACACCCAGGCACCGCATGGCGTTGATGTCGAACTGGGTCACTCCACTGTTGAGGTGCGGTATCAGCTCAGGGCACAGCATGACGCCTTTGGCAATGGCCTCCTTGACGATGTCCTGAAGGGTTACCGGCGTGGATTCTGGCATAGGGACTAAGACGATGTCCTGAAGGGTTACCGGCGTGGATTCTGGCATAGGGACTAAATGAACCGAGCCCATATTATTCATTCTCGCCATTCTTTCCTCCTCCTCTCTTTCTCTTCGTGAGCGTGCTATCACTTCGAGCAGTCTTGAGTGCTCTCCACTTTCTGCATCTGCCTCGATTTGCGCCTAATTGAAGATCCTCTGGTGTTCCTCCTCCTGACTTCTCAATGCTGCTGCCTCCAGCCTTCGTTCCGCTGCTGCGTAAGGGCTCCTTCCGTTGGTTCCAACTCTCCGGGATAGCTAGTCGGGGTTGCGGTTTTGCAGCCATTGACCCAATAGCCTTTCTCCACTTTCTCGTTCGGCACCTGTTCGAGCAGGAGAGTTGATCCGGGTTTGCGCTTGATGAAACCGCTCCACAGCCCGGACAAATAAATTGTTTAAGCTGGCCATATTTTCTCGGCTTAATTTTTCTTTTGCTTTTTGGCATACTCAATCACCTCCGGAAAATAAGTGTCCAGGTCAACCTTCCCGCAGCGGTCGGCCCAGTGGAGCATGTGCTTCTCGATGTCGGCCTCGGTGGGAAACTTCTTGTCCAGCAGGTAGATCTCCTCTGTTACGGACTTCCACAGGTAGACCTCTCCGGTGGCGGTGATCCAGGTGATCCTGAAGGTGTCCCAGTGGGAATGCCCCAGCGCCTTGGACCTCCACCAGACCCCGAAGTCGTATTCTCCGGATGTCCTCCTGGCCGGATTGTCGTCGTAGAACTCGTCAATGTTCCGGTATTTTCTCATTCGGCCTCCCTTTCTTCTTTTGGTTTCATTTCAATTACCCTGACCTTGTCCTCCGCCTTTGGCACTCGTTTCCTCTGATCCGTCCAGGTCTTTGCCACCAGGACCCTTTTGGCTGGTGCACAAGTTAAAACGAGAATAAGCCTCTTTCCGGGGTCTTCTCCCAACGAAAGGAATGGACAGAGAAGATTGCATAATGCAGCGTCCTCACTACCCTGTGGGCACACCATGGCCGACCCTCTCACATCCTGTCTGGCATCTACCAGGTCTTCTTCCCTTTTGAAGAACATCGTCTGGTGTGATGTAACCGTGATATCCTCGACCACTTCCCATGAGCTTCCTTCTGTCACAGCATCAGATAAACTATTCTTATCTATGATGCGATCTATGGCAATTTTGTCAACGTTCCATTTCTTCATGTTGCCCCCATCTGTCTCGCGAAGACGTGCAGGCCGCCCCGCTCCGACTTCTGCCACCACATTGTCATTGCCATGCTGTTCATCTCTATGGCGGCTATCACGGCCTCGTTGTACGACCACCCTCCGGTGGCCAGGGTAAGGACACCCTTCTCCCGGTCGTATTCATACCGACCGTAGTCCTGGTCGAAGTAATCCTCAATGATGACGGCAAAGTCTTCGAAGTTCTCCTTCCCGTCCTGCAGTGGTTCAAACTTAGAGATCGGAGAGTAGTCAATGTGATCTCGTAGACCCATAATCTCCTCCTGTAATTTTATCGGTGATTTTAATACCATTCTCAGAATTGGCCCCAGAATCGCACAGATGCCCCAGGTTGATTTCGGCGTCCAGGTGGGCCGCTTTTGTCCGGATGCTTCCCTGTGACGCCTATTCTTTGGTTTTCTGGGGTGTTTTGCAGGCTATCTCGGGAAATTCCGGGAAAATGTCCTCAACCTTCTTTTTTGACCACTTCCAACCTGCCATCAGGCCGACCGCCTTCTCGGGGGTCTCGGACTTGGTATCCATCAGGTAAATCCGAAGGGAGTTCAGGTCCTGGACGATCCACTCGCCTGACTCCTCCAGCCAGCAGATCTCGAACACCGACATCTTCATGGAGGACGACCTGAAGTTCGGGAAAATCATCTGGGCTCCGCACCTGGAGATGTTCCCTTTCTGGAAGGCGCTCCGGTTCTCGAAGATGTTAGAAACCCGCATTGCCCTCCTCCAGCTTCTTCTTCAGCTCGGTGATGACCTCCAGCAACCCCTGGCGAACTTCCTGCGGCATATCCTCCAGGGCCTTCGAGTCAAGCTGCCGGATCTCCTCTCCTGTCGGCATCTTCATTCCGACTGGGAGACCTCCGGAGAACGGGTTTGAAATGGCGCTCATCGCTTTGCCGAAGATGGCGATGTTGTAGATGATCTCGTAGGGCAGGTGTTCGGTCAGCACCATCTTGTGCTTCCGGTCCAGCAGGTCGAAGGCAATCCTCATGGAAAGAACGCTGTTCTTCTTTGATGACCCGTACTTCACGGCCGACTTCACCAGGGCATCCACAGCGTTGCTCAGGTCGCCTTCGATCTCCGGCAGGAACTCCCTGGTCTTGATCCTCACGTCTTTCTTGTCGCCCCGCAGGATCTTCTCCCGGGCTTCCAGGTATTCGTCCAGGTCGTCGATCTGGGCCTTGAAAAGTATCTCCATGTCGATGGGCTTGGTGGGATCGAACATCGGGGTATGGCCTTGCTTGCTGTCGTTCTCCGGCATTATTTTACCTCTCTTGTTATTGTTCTTATTCCGTCGTTATTGGTTCTCTGGATCTCCGGTTTGCCGGCAAGTCCGCAATAGCCAACCTCACCATCAAATATGCGCCATGCAGCGCAGATTTCACCAAGACATCCCAGCACTGACGGCATAGCATGAATACACCTGAGGTGACTGGAACTGTCCATCAGGCCGCCTTTGAGAGTATTCTTGCTTCTGGTTCTGGCTATACCTACGGCATTTCTCTCTGCGGCCATCTCATGAAGATCTTCTCTCGGTATTACTACAACACGAGGGTTTGGAGGAACGGCGAGGACCCTTGCTGGGTTCGGCCTTACTCGTGCACTTAGTGGGGTTGGCCTAACTCCTGGCAGGTCTGTTCGTGGTGCAGTGAAAACGAATACGCTTCCACTGCAAAACAATCTTTCTGCCCGCTGCTCGGCTCTGCGTACATCAAGTCCAATTCCTGCACGCAGTCCATTTATGTCGAACCCTTGCCTCGGTAGCTTTATCTCTATACCTCTTTTCAACAATCCACAGGACACAGCGTTCAAAGACGAGTTACTGATTATAGCTCTTTGTCTTCTCAGTAGCTCCAGCCGATGCCATAAAACATACATCTTTAATGGACTCGTCAGACGCTGGAGCCTCCGTAACATCAAAGCGTGGTCCATCTGGACTATCCGGGTATCCTCGTAAGTGATCACCTCATCGGTGACCATTGGGAAAAGGTCGGTTACGTTCCTGAAGCTCTGCGCTACTGTTGCTCTTGGCGGCATTTCACCCTGCCTTTCCGCCCAGACCTCTGTCGCCCATCTCCCTGGCCTGATCTCCTCTGGACATGAAAGCCTGGGCCTCGGCTCCCAGCAGTAGGGCGCAGTTGCCCTCCGGCATTCCGTAGAAGGCGGTGCTCTCGGACCACAGGGCGCACAGGCCCTTGATGCACGGCGTCATCCCGTCCGGCGGGGTGGACATGAGGGGGCAGAAGGGCTCCACCGGCTCGGGAGACTCAGGCTCGTTCTTCTGCTCCTCCACCGCGGTCTTCTCCAGAAGGTCTATGGCATCACCATGCCTATCGTAAGGTCTACGGCAGGATGAGCAGATGTAACCGGCCGGCGTGTCGCCCTCGACTTCCACTGGGTTCATCTTGGTCACCCCGCAGGAGCATTTCTTCTGGTCGATAAAGTTGTAAGGTTTCTCGGGCATATATCCTCCTTTTAGTTTTGGTTTCGATCTCTGCGGAGTCTCCGGACTGTGGCCTGGAGAGGCTGTGTCACCTCGGCCCCGGGTTCGAGTCTTTCTGGTGTGATCTCCACCCTGTCTCCGTCTCCTATTGGCATTTCAATCCTTCGGACACCATCGCTAACGTAAGCATCTCGTGGCGGTGTCCCCAGTGTTTCGCTGATGTGGAAGTCCTCCTCCTCTTTAAGTTTTTCCAGCAGGCATTCCAGACCCCACCGGGCGTCGATCTCGTGTTCCTGGAGTTTTGATGCGCTGTTCAGTTTCCACTCCGGCCGGGGCGATGGTTTAGACTTTGGCTTCTTTACATAGAATCCTTTTTTGGTTTTCTTTGGTGAAGCCACGACAATCTCGGACTTCTTTTCGTAAAACCCCTGCTTCCTGGCGTATGCCTTGATGGTGCTCTGGTTCAGGGTCATGTAGGGGATCTTGTGAACCTCGCAGAAAAGAATCAGCAGGCCCTCCCAGGTACCGTACATCCGGTCGGCTTTGCTATGGCCGCAGAACGCCGCTTCCTCCCAGGCGAGAATGGTGCTCAAACTAAGCCTCCTCTGTATCCTTTCCATCGTGGTCGTGACGAACCTGAACTCCAGCTCGTTCCAGAATCCAATCACTCGTGGTCCTGGCTCGGTTGACGCAGAGAGTGCTCCGCTTGAAAACTCTTTTTCAGAGGGCCTATAGTTTCTTATGAGGCCAGTTCCGGCAAACGGATCTTGCCAGGTTGCCCAGCCCCACTTCGTCCCCGGGTCTATGAAGATGACCTTCTGATATTTCATGGCTTGGCTCCTTTCGGTTTCGGACCAAATGAAGTTGCCTTCTTGTAAAGCCTCTTTGCTTCCTTGGGCTTCATCTCCGTAAGGGTGAAGAAATAGTTCTGATCGAACCGCTGGTTGTCGTAGTCGGTGACGACGCATCCGTTCTCAACCGGTGAATCTGTCGCCACGTCCACCACCACACCACCGCGGACTGTGATGTGGATCATGGCTTCACCTCCTGTTCCTGGAGAGCCTTGTGCCACTTCTCCCAGTTGGCCTTGTCGTTGGCGTATTGGCGTTCAAACCTCGCCTTCTCTTTTCCATTCGATGTTCCGGTCCCGTTGCAGATGGAGCATCTCTGATCTACATATCCAGTCCCGTCGCAGTGCGGGCACTCCACTTCCTCTTTGCCTTTGCCATCGCACGCCTCACACGGAAGTGATTCGTCCGGGAAGCTGGCCTTCCACTGCTCGTAGGTGAGGAACTTTGGAGTTGGTTTCTCCTCCGGCATAGTTCTCCTTTATGTTAATTATTGTTAGCTCGTTCTTTACACGCTTTCACATAGATTTCATGTGCATCTTTTTCTGTTGCAAAATATCCGAGAAAGATTTTTTTGTCATTAATAGTAATTGATGCTTCATACTTTTCCCTGTGTTTATTGAAGCAACTTCCAACAAGTTTTCCCTTTTGATTAATACCATGAATAAAGCGATTTTGATTGTTTTTTCTATGGGTTACAATTCGTAAATTAGTTATATTATCATTGAGTCTGTTTAAATCTATATGATCTATTTCAAACCCATCTGGAATATCTTTTTTGTTGCATATTACCCAAACAAGCCGAGCATAACGATAGTTTCTCCCATTCCACCCAACTCTACAATAACCATCGCTGTGAGCTTTATGCTTAATAATCCTCCAGCCACTTCTCTTAAAATGTCTTTCCAATTTACCATTAGTATTAAGTCTAAACATCTTTTCTGCTTCTTTAAAATCAATTGTTAAAGTATTCATGGAACTCCTTTCTTTTATTTTTGGGAAGCCTGTCATCATCAGCACGGAGTGGCGCTCCGTGTACCGGGGGGACGTGAGCCGGCGGCCTATCGCCGGTGAACAGATGCTTTCGGCATTCCAGGGAATACATCACTCAGTGTCTGGTAGTCAGGCAGTGCTTTTCCGCTCGTCAGCGTAATCGTGCAAAGCCATGACATCCCGAGTTTTTGTGAAGTTCCCTCGAATTCTCCAGCTGCGTCCTGTGGACGAGGACCCGTCCTGGGTACTGCATTCACCACCTTACGTTCTGGAAAGGCTGTCCTTTGGAAACGGCCCAAACGGGCTCCGGCAGACTTATTGACTCGCAACGCCATCGTCGCTGCTGCCGTCCCTATGTGGCCTAAATGCTCCGAGCATGAACGCCCGGGCGATGTACCCGGATCTGTTGATTTCAACCGGAGCGGAACCCCGCATTTGGGGCAGACTCCCTCTCTTCGCATATTCAGCCTGCATTGTGTTCCTAAGTCACGTCCTATGGTCGCTGGTTAATGCTGTAAACTGTCACAGCGCACAGTGACCATTCTACCAGTTCGCCAGCACCACAGGGTGCCGTGAACCAGTTCACCCGGTTTCGACTAAACTGTTTACTTTATCTTGGGCCAGATCCTTTCACCCGCCTGCATCATGTAGGTGGCCTCCGGTGGGACCGGCATATCGTAGGCTTTCCTGCACTTTGCCTTCTTCTTACAGCCTTCCACCACGCAGGGTTTCCCGTTAAATCCGCAGGTGCGTTTGACTGTCCCGCTGTTGTGGGTTATCAGGATCTCCCACCCGCAGTTCAGCGCCATGTCTCACCTCTCGATCTGGCGCACCGCCGTGGGTTTCTTTTCTTCTTCCTCGCCGGACTCCATCCAGGCGATCAGGTCCCGGCCGGTCTGCTCGGAGATGATCTCCACCTTCTTGTCGAACAGATCGATCCTGGTCTTGCTTGCCACCGCCTTGTGGGTGGTGTGGTCCACGTCGTAGACCAGGGTGAACTCGTACTCGATGCCTTCCCGCTGGATGGGGGCCAGGCCGACCTTCTTGATGTTCCACTTGCCGTCCGAGTCCTTTTCGTTCACCCAGTCCTGCTTGGACCGCAGCGTAACGATCATGTTCATCTTGCTGGCCAGGATGGTGTCCACCAGCTCGTTGTGCTTGGGGGTTACCTCCCGCCAGGCCCGGAAGCCGTTCTTCTGCTTCAGCTCTTCCATGCTGTGCATATCCAGGATGCCTCCGGCCCCGGACCAGGCATGGGAGAAGCTGTCGATGATCAGGTTGTCGTAGCCGGCAGCCTCGGCCTCCTTGATGGCCGCTATGTAGCGGTCGGCGCTGTAGGGCGCTCCCAGCGAGAAGCTGTCGAACTTGACCAGGTGTGAATACAGCGGCAGGGATCCGTGCTCGGTGTCGATGGCCGCTATGCTCCCGCCCAGCCCCTTGGCCAGCAGCAGCGATGAGTAGCTCTTGCCGGAACCTGATGGTCCGGCGATGCAGATGCGGAGCTTGCTCTTTCTCCGCACCGCCCTGGTGAACTGGATCGGTTCCGCCGCTTGTCCTATTGGGGTCATGCTTTCCTCCTGTTTGAGTTTATGTTGTGGTTACTTCCAATCTTCGGGGCCCCCATCCCGCACTCGCACATCAAAGACTCCGCCCCAGAAAATATAATGCTTCTTCATCTCCATTTGCGGGAAAAGTCGATAAATAAATTGCCAGATATGCAGCTTGGCGTTTCTGTCTCCGCCGTTCGGCGCTCTCTGGAACTCGTCACTCAGGCGGGTCAGTTCTTCCAAGTGTTTCTCGGGAACTTGATACTCCTTCAGGGGTGGTTTCTCCGGATCTTTCAGCCATTTCAGCATCTGTTCCTCCCACTGCCAGGGCCACTTCAGGTCCTTCAGTTTCACGTTGTTCTCCTCCTTCTGGTTGGCGTTTTTCTCACCTTCGGCGGTTCTGTGAAGTTCGGCCAGCACTGCCTGAAATAGTCACAGGTCAGCCGGCCTTCTTTTTTGCTCCACCAGGAGCAGGGGTATTTCACCGGGTCTGTGCATCCTTCGATGGCCTGCATATCGGGGTTGCGGTCGGGTAAAGCCGGTATCAGACCGCCATACTTGTCCTGCAGTTCCACCACCTCTTGAGCCAGGATCTGTATCATCTGGGTGTTGTAATGCACGTAGAACGGCGCGATGTCAAAGGCCCGGCCCTCACGCTGATAGTAGACCATTCCGGTGGGATCGTATCCGGTCCCGAACATCTGCTTCAGTCCGGCCATGGTCAGCATCACCTGGCATTTGTGGCCCTCCCGGGCCTCGGTCAGCCTGGCGTCCACGCTGATGTTCTTGCCGTCGATGATCAGGTCCGGCAGGACGATGAAGTCGGTGCGGCCGGCAAACCGGATGTCTGGCCGGCCCGGGATCTTGTACTCGATGCCCTCGGGGAACGGCTGGTAGACTATGTTGGGAAACTTGAGCCTCAGCGATTCCAGCATGATGCCCTCAGCCATGTGCCCCCGCAGGAAAACCCGCTTTTGGTTGTCGGTAACGATACCATGTATTCCGTGAAACTTCAAGACCCGTTTCCTCCGGCAATAGCCGTCCATGCCGAGATAACCGCAGTCCGAGAACCTCCAGGTTCCCGAAACCCGGTTATCCTTCAGGTATCTTTCGTAGAGGGCGTCGAGGATCTGTTGGCGAAGCTCCGCCTCGCTGGGCAGGTTCATAACGTCAGCCCGTCGATGGCCTTCAGCAGCTTGGTGTTGAACTCGTCGCTGAGCTTCCTCATCTTGTCGTGGTAGCGGCTCCGGCACATCTTGACCAGTGCCCTTGCGTCTTCCTTGTTCATGGTGTCCTTTCTTTATTATGTTTCCCAAATTGATTGGATCTGGTTTACCACCCCGGGGTGGATGTTGAAGTAATTTCTCCCGCTGGTTCTGATCTTCTTCTCGGTCAGCCACCTCTCCATCGTGGCCGTGATGTTCGTGCTGGACTCCAGCTCCTCGATCATCATCCGGTGCTGGGCTTTCCATGAATAGTATTCCGGACTGAGGTTGTTGCTCAGGTCTTTCCAGTTGATCGAAAACGCCTTGCTGCCGACAGGCTGCACCAGTGGGTTATCCGGCAGGGCTTTGATCTTCTCAATCAGCTCCAGTCGGATCCTCTGTTCGCTTTCGGCCACAAACTCAAAAAGTTTCTTCATCTTCGGTCCAGCTCCCCGTTCATCAGCGCTATGAATTGCCGGCCCTCCGGCGTCTGCTCAAAGAACTCGATGGCCCTGTCCTCGTTGAACAGGGTCTCGTCCATCAGCTCAATGACCCCACTTGGGATGTACGGACTCGATTCTTCGCACTGGCTTGTCTGAGCCTCCGGTTCCGTTCCGGTCCCGGAAGTGGTTTCCTCCGGAGAAGTCCTGGGCTCGGACGTGATATTTGGTTTTTCTGATGATGTCCCAGACATATTCGGGATCCTCCTTCAGCACTTTCAGTTCGGTTTGGGTTTCCAGATGGCGGATGAGGGCCCGTGCCCGGGCATATCTCCGGATGATGCCCACCTTGCGCAGTGGCTTCTCATTCTCCTCCTTGGCCCAGCTCTTGCCGATGGCCAGGATGCTATCCTGAGCTTCCTGGCTGATGGGCACGTCGAAGTACTTCCCGCGTTCGATCTGGATCTCCTCTCCCGGTGCCGAGTACCCGGCCGCCATCTGCCTGGCTATGTCCTCTACCTCCGGGTCAAAGTCGATCAGCAGGCTCCTGGACAGGAACCCGGTGGACCTGAGCATACTCATGTTGGTTTTGAACTCTCCCGAGGTTACGGCCGCTATGATGCCGATGTGGGCTCCTCCGTTGCGGGTCTGGAAGTTGGTGTCGGCCCGCAGGATCCCCTTGACGCCTTCTTCCAAGGCTACGTTCAGGAACGAGGTCAGCCTCTTGGCCCTCCTGGTCAGCGCCGTGATGATGTCTGGGCAGACGATGTAGGAAAACTCGGGGTCCTTGTCGAACTTCTCCAGCACTGTCTCGATTCCGGCTGCCGTCATGTCCGAAAGGATCATGCAGTTGGACGCCCTGTTATTCACCAGCAGATGGCTCTTGCCAACACCCGGGACTCCGATGAACAGCAGGGACGGCGGCTTCTCCTTCGCCATGGGAACGTAGTAGGACATCTTCAGCAGCTCTTTGTATTCTTTCACGAATACCTCCCTTTTATGTTAATAGTTCCGTTAGAATGCGAGTTTCTCCTCCACCATGGTGAACCGGGGTGCGGGCTTGACCTTCTTGACCCGGTTCTTGTGGTAGAGCTGGGTGATCTCCCTTATGGCTGTTGGGTTCTCCTGGATCCTCTGGGTGGTCTGCTGCAGGTGCAGGTTGATGGCTTTGACCATCTCCATGTTTCCGTGGTGCAGCTCGAAGTCCGGCACGACATCGTAGGGTTTCTGCTGTGCCCGGGCCTTGGCAATGCTCCGGCCAGTGGCCTTGACGAAGTTCTGCTCCCTGGTAGAGCACATGGCCACTCCGATGTTCAGGTCTCCGTCCTCGGTTACCAAACCGCAGAGCGTGAACTGGTGCTTCTCTCCCCTCTGGTGAAAATAAGATTCCTTCACTGAGCCTCCTTTTTAGTGTTTATTTCTGCCGCTGTGAGGGCGGCTTTGAGTTTGAATATTATACAAGAATCATAATGATTGCCAAAATTTACTGTTCCGCTGTCGCAGTATTTACAATGGGAATATTTATTTACGCAGTCTTTCTCAAGTTGTTGCAAGGCCAACTTTGTCGCCTCCCGCAACCCGGTGGGCTGGGGCGGTAAAAGATGTTTACATCGTGGTCCGGCACAAAATCCCTTTTCTGATATGCTTTTACATACCAGGTGATGTAGGCATTCAAAGTCTGTCATTTCGTCCTCCTTAGGCTTTCGCCCGGTTGTGGGGGTTAGTCACCATACGGGTGACTGTTACCAATCTTGCCCAAGACCAGGCAGTTGGTCGAGCGAGCGTCTATGTCAGTAAATTTCAAATGTTTCATTTGTCCTCCTTGTTGGGAATTATTTTTGTTATCGGTCTGCCCCTTTTGTCTTTGATTGGAACGAGCCTGATTTCGCAAAGGAATAGGCGTTGCCCCCGCATATGTTCGTGGCAACCATCGTCACGGAATGCATCGTCAGGACATCTCTTATCGTATGCACCGCTAATAAAATCAGTAACCATCCAGCCGATTGAGCCATCATTCCAAGTTCCGACATAGCCGTAACCTGTTCTTGGTTTGGGTGTTTTTAGTTTCATTACCCCTCCTTTGCCGCTGTGGGCGGCTGGTTAGTGGGTATTGAATATTGTTTGGTTAAATGATATATTCCTTTTCTGTCCCGATACCCCTCGGCCACATAGTCATAGAGTAGCCCATGGTCAACTCCGACACAATATGTTCTTCCTAAAATATAATGGCGAAACCAAATATATGGTCGCCTTATAACCCATATGGCTTTTCTCCGCCATAATTCTATTTTATACCCCATCACTCCTCCTTGCCCGTGAGGGCGGGGAAGTTGGGGCCGTCATCCATTTCAGCATCTACCCGATCGTCAGTCTCTTGGCAAATACAGTTTCCATCTGGCGGAAGTTCCCCGCCACAATGTGAACATTTGTTATTGCCATTACCCGTGAGGGCGGCTTCATCTATAAATTCAAGTTCTTCGATAAATTCAAGTTCTTCGATTATTTCCCCATCGGCATCACACTTTTCGGGGAATGCCAATGCTAATATTTCCCATAATGCGGTCTTAAAGTCGTGACGGTCATCAAAATATAAAGCATTATTTGCCTTTGCCCCCATCCGCTTGAGCTGGGCTTTTTTGTCGGCCAGCATTACTTGAAACTGCATCAGGGCGTTGTCTTGTTCTGTTAGCGTTTCCTCCGCCTTCGCCAGCTTCTCGGTCAGCTCGGTAACCTTTGGATCCCGCTTCCAAACATGGTGCAATGCCATTTCTTCAGGTGACCAGTTACCGCTTAATGGAGCTTCCCGCTCAAAGTATTCTCTGTCTTCAATTTCATAGCTGTTTTTGAGCGCTTCCCAAAAGCGGTCAAGGCGTTGTTTAATGTCCATTTTCTCCCCTTTCTGTGGGATTTACTTTATCCACTCCACCTCGAAGCTGGCGTTCAGTTCCTTGAAGGCTGGCTTCATGGCGAAGTGTTTGTTGAATACATCTTCAGTCATGTTTTTCATTTTCTCCAGGTCGGGCTCGCTGATCTCCCCGTCAGTATTGCTGATGATTCCAGTGGCAACCTGAGCCCGTCCCGTAAGGACAGGCTTCAGGTTCAACAGCTTCATCAGGTCTTGAAAACTCTTTTCTTCGCACAGCGGTGTTTCAATCCGCAGGAACACGGCGAAGTGGTATTCCTTCTTAATCTTCGTTTCCATTGCCCACCGCTTCCTCCGCCAGTGCGATGGCGGTATCCATTTCGTCGTGGTCCTCCTGGGTAGCGCAGACACACGAAGTCTGCCACTTCTGCGCCACATCCATCAGACGCTTCAGGGCGTCCAGGGTCCTACCCATCCTGCTGCTCCATCTTGACAGTCTGGCCCTGGGTCTCCACCTCCATGTTGTAGTACTCCGCGGTCTTGACCCTCTCGGCCACAGTGCCCAGGGCCTCCTCGATGGCCTTGCTGACGTCGGTGCATTTGCCCCCGTGAACTCCCTTGACACCCAGGACCGGCTTGCCGGTCTTGGTTGAGAACCTGATCTTTATCTGTGCCATTATTCTCCTTTCGTGATTGGTTTTGAATACCTGGGACAGAAGCACTCGCGCAACCTCCCAGTTTCCCTGTCTAAAAACCTGCGGATGCCGAACACATCATGCCCAAAGTCGCTATCTGGGGCCGTTAAAAGTTCTTCCAGCTTCAATGGATTGCTGTTCAGATGGACCGCCGTGAGATCCATCTCACAATGCAACCTGGAATATTCCACTTTATTGTCTGTGGCCAGTTTAACAGCTCTGACTGCGATCTTTTGAATTAAAACGGCATCCTCTTTTGAACAATGCAGATTTACCATAATTAGTCTTCGACGTTGATGGTTAATTCCAGGCCCTCGTCTACCCCATCCTGGTAGACGCCCTCGTAGATCTCGAACCCCTGCCGGCGGGCCTCCACCTTGGCCTTCTCCATGCCGTAGTGGGCCGTGAATTTGTTCAGCTCCTCCTGCGCTCCCCACCGGCCGTTGAAGTTGTCGTAGGTGATGGTCCCGTCCTCCTTGACGCAGACCGGGTAGTTCCACCCGGGAAGGGTGATCTTGGTGCCGTGCTCGGTGGTGGAGAACTGCTTGAAGGTGACATCCTCCTCGATGGGCAGACCGAGCTTCCGGCAGACCGCCTGTATGACGGCCTTATCCTTCAGCTTCAAGTCCAGCACAACTGTGTGCGACACTACTGTTCCTCCTTTTTTAATATGTTTTTTATTTTTGAAGATTCTCACGATTAGTCACAACCTTAAGATTTTGGAGAGAATTGTTCATTTTATTTCCATCATTATGATCTATCTTCAAATCGGCTGAAAGTTCTTCTCCGTGCTGAAGAACCCACAGAATACGATGGTATGGATACATTGATCCATTCCATTTAACACCAAGATAGTTTCCTCTTTTACTACCCTTAACTTCTCTCCAGTAAGGTTTTTTTAACAAGCCTCCACCATGATGCACAACACGATAACGTTCTATGGTACCATTCTCGTTTAATCTGAAAACTTTCTTAAGTTCCTGTAAATCAATTGGCTTTGCTCTCATTCTTTCCCTCCAGATTTCATTATTCTTGCCACGAGATATTGAGCCTTGTTCGCCAACAGTCTTACCCTTTCTTTTTCAGGATCTGCCTGTGGACCCAGCGCACAGCAAGCAAGACTCCCCACAAAATGGGCGCTGCTCCTGCCGGTCTTGGTGGACAGCTTGATGACTACCTTCATATCTTCTTCTCCTTTTGGCAGTCGCGGTCAATAATGACTGCAATGATAACAATAATAATTACTAATAACAGTATTTCCATCACACCTCCTTGCTGATGGACCTCACCCCGTCTGACGGGTGCTCCTCGCTGTCGAGCACGTTGGCGACCCGGGCGTTGTCCAGTGCCCACTTCTTGAGGGTTTTCATGTTTGCGCTATTGCTATTGTAGATGGGCCGGATAATTTTCATAGCCGATTCAAAGCCATCATACACCGATGCTATTACACATTTCTCTATCTCGGCTCCGGTCCAGTTCTCCATTACTTCAGCGTAAGCCAGTTCGATCTTGGTATTGTAGCGTTTGTTCATGATGGCCAGGATCTCCCTCCGTTCTTTGGTCGACGGGACATCAACGTAAAAGATATCGTCAAACCGGCGAACCAGCGCACCAGAACTGATTTGCAATAGGTCTCCTATATCGTTTACTGTTCCCACGATATATTTTTTGGTCTTGGACTCCTGCATCCAGGTCAGCAGGTATCCGAACATATTGCTGGTGGTCCCGCCGTCAGTTTTATTCGACGACTGCACCCCACCTATCGCTTTTTCTAATTCGTCACACCAAACCACACAGGGACTGATGGCATCTATTTGTTTGAGGGCCTGCCGCATACGTTCCTCCGACTGTCCTACCATCTGTCCTTTCAGGGAACCGATATCCAGCCGGATTAAAGGGAAATCCAACTCGGAAGCAATTACCTTTGCCGCTAAACTTTTACCAACTCCTGGACACCCTATCAAAATTATTCCTCGCAGGTTGGGCATAGAATCGTCATAGAAGGCTTTTTTCCGGTTGCGGATATAAGTTTTGAGGTTCTCTAATCCTCCCAACTCGCCAACATCAATTCTTTGGTAGAGTTCCAGTCCGTGGGTCTTCTTTACCGCCTGCAGCTTCTCGGACTCCAGGACCGACTTCTTGATGTCCTGGTGCTCACGCAGGGACAGGGCCACCGCGTTCTCGCACTCCTCCATGGTGAGTCCCCTGGCCGGCTTCAGGGTTTCGGCGTTGATGTTGTGGGCGATGTCCTTGGCGTTCTTGGCCACCATCGGCTTGACCTTCTCGTAGAGTTCGGTCTCGGTGGGCAGGGCAAACTCCACAATGGACATCATCTTCTCCAGTTCCAGGGGTATGGCCACCTTGGGGGAGATGATTATGATGGTCTTGCCTTTGGTCTTCAGCTCCTCAGACATTTCCTTGAACTGCCTGATGGTGCTGGGGGTGCGCTCGTGGCAGAAGAAGTGAAAGTCCGGCAGGAGCAGGATGCTGTCATCGGACTTGGAAGCGAACATCGGCAGCACTGCGGCCGGGTCGTTCTGCTTGGCATCCGCCACTCCGCTCTGGAAGTCCACCCATCCGTTCGCCAGCTCCCATTTGTAGACCTTCTTTGACCCTCCGCCCTCCAGCTTCAGGTTCTGGGCCCAGTCCACGATGGCTTCCACTGTCCGATGTTCCTCCAGGGTGTTGACCCACAGGACGGGGTAGCCGGAGAGGACGTAGGCGGCGAGCTTGTGAACTGCAGGGTTGGCGGTGGTCTGCTGTGGTTGTTTTCTCGGGGCCATTGTACTCCTTATGTAAAGTTTACTTTTTGTGGTTCTTCAGTCTCTTTTTCACGATGTCCCGGTAGAACTCAAAGCGCAGCACGATGTCTGACCCGTAGCGAAAGGCCGGCCCCTCGATGTCCACCACCAGCCACTGCAGGTAGATCTCCCTGACCTTGTTGGGGTCCTGGGTCTTCAGGGCTGTGCAGATCAGGTCATCGATCTGGAGCCTGGCAGTCTGCCCGTTGAGCTGGATGGGAAGCCAGATCTGATTGCTCAGGTCCTCGATCACCAGGTCTTCCTTGGTGCAGTAGCAGACCTGGTCATCCTTACCGATGTACATGTCCCACTCGTCGTATTCCCGGTGGGGCTTCCTGATGTCAAGCTCCTGGCAGATGGAAGCGATAAGGCCGTAGTCTTTTTTAACTACGGCCTTGGGCTTGGCGGTTCCGAAGATCTCTTTAAGGTTCATTTCTTCTCCTTCAGCATTTTCTCGATATTGCGAACCTTCCAGAATATTTCCATTATGTAGAACAGGGCCATCAGTGGCCAGGCTGTTCCCCACGGAATCTTACCGAGAAGCACCCCCACGCAAAGCAGTACCTTCAGGAGTCCCACCACAATGTTTCCCACCGCCTTTGCCGTCAGCCACACCAGCTGCCAGCGAAGCTTCCGCAGGTTGGCCTTAAGCTGTGACGGGGTAAGGATTGGCTCCCAGTTCTTTAGGTCATTGTTTACATCGCATGGTTGACATTGTGGGTCTGATTTTGCCAATGCATAATGCCGGCAGGTTGAACATTTCCTTTGGCTCATTTGACCTCCTTCAGTATTCCAAAATACTTGGTGAATTTCTTCCTGATGTTCCGGAGAGCCTTGATAGGAAGCCTATCAAATTCCACTCTCCGGTCGTTGACGGCCTTCAGGCTCATCCGGCCGTACTCGGTCTGGTATGAAAACCCGCAGTCCAGGCACTCTCCGGAGACGCTGTCCACCGGCTTGTAGTCCGAGTAGGTGTAAAGCGTGCCTCCGCAGGCGGGGCACTTCTGGTCTCCTGATGTTCCACTCATTTTCTCTAATCCTCCACCTTTCTCGCTTCTTCTGCAAAGTGATCGTATTCTCGAACGATAACTATTTTATAGCATCCTTTTGGAAGCGGTATTGGCTTATGTTCAGGATGTTTGATTGAGCATTTACCGGTAACTTCGAGAAATAGCTCTTTTTCTTTACTTTGTTTAATTGTTCCAGCACCTACTACTTTGTGTTCATTGCTGGTGGAAACGCCCCTTACAAGAACAGTAGTCTTGAGTTTTTTTAATCCTGTCGGTATTTTGTCGATTTGCTCCAGGATTACTTCGCCTTGTTGGTAAAATTTGTTCATCTTTCCTCTTTTCCCTTACGTTAAAATTATAGGTTTATTCTCGTTTTGATTTCTCCAAGTTAGAGCTTGTCGGACTGTGGTAATCCCTGTTGGAACTCCTTCGATGTGCCATGTTCCAATGCTTGGATTTTGCATCTTCAAGTATGGCCGTTTCCTATTGTCACCAATGTCCAGCATCAGTAATTCATAGCCATTATGTTCATCAATACATTTAGCATTCAACTCTTTACAAACCCGTTCTATGCCAATCTTTCGCACAATTTCACGCCGCACTTCAGCGTTTTTCTCATGTAATATCAGTTTGACGTCAAGTTTCTTTGCTGGAGTCATCACAAGCTCTTCCGAAACTACCACGCCATTTAAATTGTACCATCCCCAGCCATCGCTGAATTCTACAGACATTCCTTTTTCATTATGCAATCTGTCATTTTTGAATTGTAGATGCGTTGGCCTATCGGAAGCAAAACAAATCCCATCGAAAGGATAAATTACGAAGGATGTTTTCACGTATTCTTTGTATAGATTCCAATTTTTCATACCGCTGAATTTTCCTGAAAAAACGACTGAAAGAAGAAAATCATAAAAATTACACCAACCTGCCTCAAGCGATCCGTTGCTCCATCCTCCAATCTCCAGTTGGTTCCTCAGTTGGGTCCTCAGTTGGCTCTCCAGTTGGCTCCCCAGTTGGTCCCCCAGTTGGGTCCTCAGTTGGGTCCACAGTTGGTTCCCCAGTTGGCTCCCCAGTTGGTCCCCCAGTTGGGTCCCCAGTTGGCTCCCCAGTTGGTTCCCCAGTTGGCTCCCCAGTTGGTCCCTCAGTTGGGTCCACA